GCAGCTGTTGCTGACATGTATGTTGGTGATACAAAAGAAGCCATTGAGGCTTCTTCTGCTTTTCTAAAAGATGCTGGTGAGAATGTGCTTGTAGCTGGCGCTGGTGTTACTTCTTTAAATTGTTGGCTTACTGCAGGCGCAGATTTTGATGCGGGTGTAATAACCTCATCACGACCACCACCATCAACCATCATTACTCCTGGGTTGAATATCATTACATACCACCTAACGTGATGCTAGGCGCGGTTTCACGCGTAGTCATTGGTTGAACAAATCCTTTTTCCATTTCAGCTGTGCGCATAGTTTTATCTGGACTACCAGAAAACTTTGTTGGCTTACTAGTTGCTAGAACAGGAGCTTTGATTGAAGATGAAACAAGATAGTTGTTCATTTTTACCTCATATCCATATTGCGTTTTTGACGGTTTAATAAATCGCTAGCCTGTTCCGATACATTATAACGTCCATAAGATGGTCTTGGACCGTCATACTGACCGTGATGTATTACTCTAAACTCATTTAATCTACTTCGTTTAGCTTTTAATTCTGTTGGCTTTTTCTTAGCATTTGGGTGGCCCTCACCTAGCGCTCGTTGTGCGCGGGTGCGCCCTACTGCTGGGTCATTCATTTAGGCTCACATGAGCATGGGCATGCTGCTTGATTGCAAAGACCGTAGTCCATTGTATGGTCGCACTTCTTACAAACATTTTCCATTACTTATCTTCTCTAATAACTGAATCCCAGTGGCGGTCCATCTCATCAGAACTATCTGTATCTAATTTAATTGGGACGCTCTTTCCAGTGCGCTCTTTAATTACACGGCTTGCGCTTAAATCTAAAACATTATCAAACTGACCTTCGGTGCGCTTACCTAATCCGCGGTGCGCAGGATGGTTTGGTCCAGGTGTACCCATATCGTCCATAGATATTATTCTCCTCTATTTTGGTGGAAGTGAAAGCATATAAGCTTTGTACGCCGCCGATAGAAGCGGTATTAAAGTATCTTTTTTCTCGAAGTGGCGCGCCTCAATGTGTTGTAACCATTTAGTAGCATTAAAGGTTCCGTGCGCACAACCATTATTAACGTCAGCCCAGCAGAGGTTGGCAAAATAGCCTATGCGGCTAGATTCATCCATTTGCTCCCAGAGCCATGTTGAGAAGTGCATGGCAGAAAGTATGCCACTTTGACGAAAAAATTATGGCGCTAACGATTTCTTCAGTACACCATCTTTGCGCTTGTTACTCTGCTCTCCAATGGAGGTAGGAACGGATATATACAATTGCGTAGGCTAGGGCAGAGAAGATAAAGCCATATTGTGCGGTTATTATGGCGTAGGTAATCCATAGTATTTCATTGAATAGTAGGACCATCCAGCCCCAGATTGTTTTGCGCCCGACAAAGTAGATGCCAGTTACACCGATTATTGCTAATACCCAGGACCACATTTAGCGTCCGTAATCATCTGATAGGCGTTCGATGTCATCTTCACCAAAGTAAGTTCCTGTTTGGACCTCGGAGAATATCAACGCGCTTGTGCCAATGTTCTCAATGCGGTGGGTCGAACCAGCTGGAATGTCATAGACCGCCCCTGCAAGGCCGTAAGAGTCCACACCGTCAATGGTGACCTTGGACTCGCCTTCAATAATGAACCAGTGCTCTGAGCGCTTCTGGTGGCGTTGTAGTGATAAGCGCGAAGATGGATTAACAGTAATTATCTTAATTTTGTAATTATCTGCTTCAGCTAGGGTTTGATAGCTCCCCCATGGGCGAGACTCACTCAAGATTATCGGCCGCCCACTCTTTCCACTCTACATTAAGCTCGGCTATATCAATTGTTCCTTCATAGCCCATTTCGTGTAGATACTCAATGAAGTCATCATCTGCTACTAATACTGGTAAATTTTCCATAAGCGCATCATAGCAGCTCGTGAGAGCTCATTGCTCCCCACCGTGGATTCGAACCACGATTCTTGGTGCCAAAAACCAATGTCCTGCCGTTGGACGAATGGGGATTGTTTACTTACAGGAGTTACAGTAGTTACCAACCCGAAGGTTTTCTACCGCAGTCACATAGACTTTACCGCAATGTACGCAGGTGACATCGGTCTTGTGAATCTTCCGCTCAGGGGCGCGACGTAGTTCCAATCCAAAGGCAATCATAGATTAAGTATATCTTAGGCTACTGCCTTGTCAATATAGGCAAATGTTGTCCATGAAGCCTGGTAGGCACCTTGTGGGGGTGGGGCTTTAAGGGTGGGGGGTTGTTATAAATGAGGCTTGACACTGAGTTGCGTTACCCCCTAGAGTAAGCCTTGTTAGTAACCGCTAACACTTATGAAGGGAAATTAAATGTTAAGTCTAGATGAGGTCAAGGATAAGTACGGCGAGCAAGCCTTTATTCAGTTGACCGATAACACACCTTGTTCTATGTGTAACGGTACTGTTCACCCTATCTTCGAGCGCGTAGCCCTTAACGGTTGCGAGCGTTGCGAGCGCGAGAACAGCCCACATGCACCTTCACACTTTCGCTGTAATCATGGTGCGCATTGCACCCGCGATAGTTGCTGGTAAGGGGGCGCGAAATGATGTTCTATAACGGGTTCAACCTAATGATTGACCTAATTATCGCAGGACTAGTATTCTACTTTACACGTCGCACTAGTTGGTGGCAGGGGTACCGCGCAGGTATCGAGGATACTAACGAGTATGCCGAGCGCGCTGGCGATTACTGGCTAGAACAGGAGCGCGAGCGTGAACACTAAGGAAATACGCAACATAATAAGGCTAGCAATAAAGCGCGGATACACCGTAGAAGTACGCAACAACGGACACTACAAGTTCACCGCACCTAGTGGGAAGTTCTTTTTTACTAGTAGCACTCCTAGCGATAGGCGCGCACTAGATAACATACTGGCAGACATGAAACGCGCAGAAAAGGAGGATAACAAGTGATAGCAACAATTCATGAACGCATTACAAATAATAGGGTTAATAAGTGCATGGCGAGCAAACCTCACTCTTCAACAGGCGGACGGCTTATCTGTGAACTACTTCATGGTACGCGCCCGAAGTACCGCACCTCATACTTTATCTTCGACATGGTTCTAGAGATGATTACCAAGCCTAACAAGGCGCGCCAATACTGGAACGAAATGATTACCACGCTACGGGATAAGCATTAACAACCTCAACCCTTCCGAGGTTGTTACTAGGGGAGCCAGTTGGTTACTGGCTCCCCGCTTTACTTTACTCCCTTATACGGCATTGGGTTAGGCATCAACACAAACATTAGAACGGCATAGGGACTGGCAAAAGAACCCCAAGAAAAAGAGAGGGTTGTTATAAACGAGACTAGACACGCAAGGTTGATAAGGTTATTGTTTAATTAGTGGAAATACCACAAGGAAAGGGAAACATGGAAACATGTGAAATGTGCGGTTCAGTAGGGGCAGTGACCTACCTACCTTACCAGTACGATAACGGCGAGCAATTCCGCGCCCATGTATGCGGAGTATGCGCTATTCAACACGCTATCCTGATAGGGGCTAAGAAATGACCACTATCCACGCTGGCGACCACACCACGGATTGTGGAATATGCGAGCAGAACGCGCGCATTAAACAGAACATGGAGGATAGTCTCGATGATGTATTAGAATCGGGCGATTCTCAAGCTTTTCAAGATATATTCGAGGACCGCGACCCATTCGAATTTATCTAGGAGGGAGCCCCGAAAGGGGCTTTCTTTCTATTCCCCTATAGGTGAGAATGGGGAGGTGGGTCAACACAAACATTCGGCATTAGGGTATTAGGCAAACGAGCCCACGAACGAACAAGAGAGCGCGTGAGGGTTGTTATAAATGGGGCTTGACACGATTGCTTTATAATAGTTAAATAGGACTTACAACGAACAGCCTACCGAAAGGGGCAAAAGAAATGACAAGGAAGCATTACCGCGCAACGGCAGAAATTCTGTCTATCTCTAAAAACGCAATGGCACCCGAGGAATACTCTTTCCTCGTTGATAAATTCGCTTACATGTTTAAATTGGATAACCCACGCTTTAACCGCGATAAATTCCGCGAGGCTTGCGGGGTGGCTAATGTCTAGTTACTTCCCGCCCGTAAGTGGCATTCTTCAATCCGTCCCTAATCCTGTTAAAACTATCAAGTGCTCCGAGTGCTTTAAGCCACTAGGGCAAGACGATGCCTACGGGCACGATTGCGAGGTGTAACATGTGAGCGGACTTGCTCCGAAAGGCTCCGAAAGGAGGCGTCCTACAGCTGACTGTAGGTGTGGGCTCACACATCATGGGACCTTGGCCGCCAGATTTACCTGGCGGCCTTGCTATTTCTGGAGATGTTTGTGTTGGTGGCTGATGTAGTTTAATTGGAAAAGGCATTGGAACAATCTTTGATTGTTCCAACACAAACATGCGGCGAGTTATCCACAGGTTTATCCACAGCCTGTGGACAGAGGGTTGTTATAAAAGATACTAGGGCTATTGGGGAAGAGATGTTAGTCTTATCCCGTAAGCGCAACAAGGCGCTTGCATAAGAGAAGGGTAAGTCATGGCTCATAATCTTGAGACCTACGGCTCACAGGTAGCGTTCGCGTTACGTGGCGAGCCTGCATGGCATGGGCTCGCGGACACATTGTTCGACGAATCCGCACATGTTACTACGCAAGACATGCTAGATTCTGCTCACCTCTCCAATTGGAATGTTTCATTGGAGCAGGTACAAGTACCAGCAGGCTATCGCACAGTATCGGATGCGTTTATGGTTACACGCACAAATCCATTTGACAATGGAACAGATGTTCTCGCAATGGTCGGTGACCGTTACAAGGTATATCAGAATGAGGAATTGTTCTCATTCGGAGATAACCTTACAGATGGTGGCGCGACATGGGAATCTGCAGGCTCAATCAAGAATGGGCGCCAAGTATTCGGCTCCCTATCGGTACCACGTGAGTTTATTCTAGACCCACAAGGTATTGCAGATAAGACTAAGACTTATCTACTCGTTACCTCTTCACACGATGGTAGCGCTAGCATCCAAGCGTGTATCACTCCCGTTCGCGTAGTCTGCCAAAACACTCTCAACATGGCTCTACAGGGCACAAAGCAGACTTTCAAAGTCCGCCACACTCAAAAAGCAGATGGACGTGTTGCAGAAGCACAGCGCGTACTAGGCTTAACAAATACTCACATGGATGAATTCGAGAAGATGGCGCAAGAATTATTTGCCACTTCAATCACCAATGCACACTTCGACAAGATAGTTGAGGCTCTTTATCCTGCTCCAGTAGATGGCGCTAAGGGCGCAATCACTATGCACTCAAACAAGGTAGACCTTATTAAGGCTATCTACCTAAACTCCCCTACTCAAACAGGTATCACAGGTACCGCATGGGGCGCGCTCAATGCACTAACTGAGCGCATAGATTACTTCCGCAATCCTCGCGGGGGTAATATTGAAGGTGTAGCATCCGCTGCATCAGGTTTCGAGGCAGGCGTTAATGCCGAGAAGGCTCGCATACTCTCAGCAGTACGCGAACTAGCAGTAGCATAGGCGGACGGGGGCGGAGCAATCCGCCCCCTAAGTCGCACTATATCAGCCGCGGGCAAAAGTTTGTGTTGGTGGGTGGCTGGCGTAGTGGCGTTTCTTAATATAAGTTATAAAGGCTTGGACAAATGTTTCACATTTGTCCAACACAAACATCGGGCGAGGGTTGTTATAAAAGAAATTGACAAAGGGTTGTTATAAAGAGTGTTGACAGGGCAAAAGAGTGAGAGTAAGTTACGCATTAGTTGAGAGTAACAAGGCTTTCAACGACGAAGGGAACAAAGTGTTCACAACCCCCGACGGTGTTGCACTATACACCGAAGAAGATATGGCTGAGGCGCGCAATACCGCGACTACTCAGTTTAATGTAGGCGCCGAATACGGCGTACGCAGTACCACCAACGACCTACGGACTAAGGCTATTAACTGGTTCCGTGGCGAAGTTCGCTCAGGGTCTATGACCCAAGAAGATGCCCTAGGTATCTACAACGGTCTAGCCGAAGCACTTGGCTGGGCAACACTTGATAGTATTACTAGCAAGTACACCGTAGTAGTTTCTTTCAACGGCAACATTGTCGCTGAATTCGAGGACGTTGAGGCTGATGATTCAGACTCTGCTGAGGACGAAGTTCGTGGCAATATGGAGGTAGAGGACGTAGAAATCTCCTTTATTATCTCCTACAACAACCAAACAGCCCGCGAAAGCGCCAACATGACTTGGGACTTCGATGAGGAGTTCGAGTACGAGGCAACAGAACAGGATTAGTAGGTTCTCCTAGCAAGGGCAACCCCCTCTTGTCTAGGACTTACTAGCAGACGACCTACGATAAGGCTAGGAAGTCTTGGTAACGTCGGGTTGGGGCTCATTTCTGGTGAGCCCCACCTCTTAACAACTACAAGAAAGGCAATAAAAATGGATACAAAGACATACAACCACCGCGTTGCAGTACTAGAAACGCGCCAAATTATTATGGATATTGAAGCACCGAACGATATAGATAGTATTAAGGAAGTAGCGCTTAGCGCATACTTTCAAGGTGAAGGCGACCAAGAAGAAGGACTTTCCTACCCTGCTAGCCTTGTTATCTACCCATGGCTTGAAGAAGGTCAAACTCCGCCAGTTGGAAGCGCATACCCTAACCCTACTGAACTCCCCATTACACCCCTTGATTTCAAAGGCACACCTGACCACGAAGATGACGACTCACTCAGCGCGACAATCTATAACTTCCCCAAGTAACTAAGATTACTAAGTAGCCCTATTAGCCCACGTGGTTAGTAGGGCTATTTTGCGAGCGCGGACGGCGCGAAAATGTTTGTGTTGACCCACCCACCCAATATATAGATATATATACCCTTTACTTGCTTTGCTTATTCAGCAAATCAGATTGGATAAATGGAACATTTATCCAACACAAACTCTAGGGTTGTTATAATCCGACTTGACTTACTAAAGAGTAACCACTAAGGTGCGCGCCTCTCGGAGAGAGTGAGAGCCACGTCACACTAGGCTACTGCCGAGAGGTTGCTAGGGCTATCTACGGGTAAGGGCAGACTATTGACTCCTTGCAGGGTTGTTATATATGCTAATTGCGAGAGAGGAGAGAGAGTGAGAGCATTGGACACTATGCCCGTGTATGACCCCCTATTGGTATCTATATAGGTATCCATAGGGTTGTTATATTAAGGATTGGTCGTTAAGCGCGACTTCGGATACAGTACGACCATAACCAACAAGGAAAGAGAAGGAATACAAGATATGACTAAAGATGAAGCACAGATGATTGCTAAGGCTATCTCTAACGTAAAAAGCACTACCAAGATAGTTTCAATTCCCTACGACGTACCAAGCGCACTAGCCCTATTAACCCTTGCTATTGCAGACACGCTAGAGAAAATAACCCCTGACTTTAACTATTCAGCCTTTCTAGACGAGTGTGAGGACAACGCATGATTAAGACACACGCAGAGTTTAAGCGAGCCTTATCTACTAAAGGTACTCGTTTGACTACACTAGCCCTAGCAACAGGTATGAAGGAAGGTCGTATTAAGTTAGGCGCGACCCGTCATATCCGCAAGGCTGATACCACAGGCGTATATCTAGTCACAGATGAGGAGTTAGATAAGCCTACTAACGGCAGTTTCTTAGGTTTTGATAAGGCTAGTGATTGGAAGTTTGAGGGCGATATTGCCACTAATACTAAGTTTGGATACTCATATCGGGTAGTCCTACCAACAACAGAAGAGGGTAAATAAGATGAGTAAGCGCGAGATGTACGACGGAGTTATTGCTGAGGTCGAGTACGACAAGGCACTAATTCAGATAGATAATGCTTCATATATAGATGTAGTACGGGAAGGTAGCGTTAAGTTAGCCCTACCTGAAAATGGTGTATCGCTAAAAAGCGCGACCAGCGTGTTCGCCGACTACGACGTTCGCGACGCACTACTTGTTAAGACTATGGAAGATGAGGAGTTTGCCTTCGTCCTTATCAACAAGATTGGTTCAACCGTAAAGTCTAAGGTAGAAGATAAGACTATTACCCAAGATGATGTAGAAGCCCTAGCAACGGCAGGGCAGGTACTTGTTATGTGGGAACAGTTTGGTGGCGCGCTCGTAATGACCGCACTACTTGATAACGTTATTGAGGAGTACAACCTCTCTACCCCTAGCCTTGCTGATATTACTAAGCGCCTATTAGAGGTAAAGGATTACTTCCCGTTTGCTGAAACCCGTAAGGGGTCAGTTGCAGACCTTTCAGGCAAATTAGAAGAAGGGCTAAGTAATGAATAAAGCAGAGCGCCTTTACCGCTTCGGGGAGATTATGAGTACGGTAGGACTATTACCCGATATTACTATGGAAGATGATGTCGCTGAGGCTGAGGCTGAAAGCGCAAAAGAGTGGGTTCTACCTAATCTTACTAAGAACCTATCCGATAGTGGGCTAAGTCAAGCAATTCTATGCCAAAGCCTTCGTGAAGATGTAGAGTTTAAGTTTAAGTTAGTAGCACTATTAACTAACAGCGCGACTATGGCTCTCAATAATTGTATAGAGAACGATACTAACCCTACTGATGATGATGTAGAAGCCTTAGCAATTAGCGCAAATATCTTATGGAGTAGTGGTCAGACTAAGGGCTTGTACCAAATGCTAGGGTTACTAAGTCATATATGCTCACAATTCGATAGGAAGATACCTGAGTTAGCAACAGCCTTTATTCGCTCTAATGACGGAATAGATACCTTTGGACGGCTAGACCCACTAGAACTACTAGCAGGTAATGTTACGAAAGATGATGTTCGTAACTTACGCGCCGACCAAGACGGGGAGTAATCCCTATTAGGACTACTAGGCTAACCGAGCCAATTAAGCCGTAATTGCATAGTAGTCCTACCTAATAACTAAATAGAGAATTGTGGATAACCCTATTAAGTAAGGATAGGTGTAGGCGCAACTTCACGACCTGAGGGTATCGGACTAGAGGTAATAGCGATATTACAGTTACGACTAGGGGTGTTGCTGAAATACTAGGACTACTTAAACTGCCTTACTGCCATTGTGCGCACAATACAGACCGTACTTAATAGTGCCGTTGTACCACGATAGGTAGTAGCCCTAGTAGTTACTTCAATTACTTACTAGGGTTACTTCCTTAAATCTAGGGTTGTTATATATAAAACTTGCACTTACTAATTAAATACGTTTAACTAAACCAAAACCAAATGACGAGAAAGGTCAAACAGATGTCCATAGCACTATTCGTAGAAAGTAACGCAGGTGAGTTAGATAACTTACCTGCAACCGCACAGACTTTATTATTCGCACACGATAACACTATTAAAACTTACCACCGTATTAGTAATGGTAGTAAGGGTAAGGGTCAAGTATGGAAGAGCGTTGATGATATTAGCGCGCTACCTATTAACCCTATCAACCGCGCACCCGTAGGTGTCTTGCTTACCGCGCGCGACCTAGCACTAGCCGACTTAGATAGTATTACTAATATATCTATCAAGGCTATCTATGCTAGTGAGAACGCTGAGGCTATTGCAGAACCTATTGCTCACCGTGAAATGGTCGCTAATCTTACTTCGCGCCTTATCTATGGCGACCAAGCACTAGCAGATTATGTAACTGATAAGCGTAGTAGCACAGGCACAGCGCAAGGAATTGTTATTAACCCTATTAACGTAGAGGTTACTGAGCCTATTGCAGAGGTAACCAACACAAACGCCACCGTATCTGAGCCAGTAGTTACTAGCACTATTAAGTTGCCTGATATGGCGCTTAATATGATTACAGTACCCGACCCTAAATGGGCTAAAGAATACGTTAATCGTCGTATTGCAGGGCGCACAGATTGGGATATTTATGACCAAGCACTAGCCGACGGAGATAATATCCTTATCGAAGGTGGCGCAGGTAGTGGTAAGACTATTAGCGTTCAGAGTTATGCAAGTGCGCGTGGCTATCGTTACTTTAACGTATCAAATAATAATGGTATTGACCCTTCACAGTTATTCGGTCGTTGGATACCTAAGTCAGACGGTCAGGGCTATATGTGGCAGGACGGCGCAGTAACTCTACTCGTTCGTCATGGTGGAGTGTTGTTACTTAATGAAGTCAATTTCCTACCTGCTAGGGTTAGTACCGTACTCTTCTCACTTCTCGATTATCGTCGTGAGATACAGTTGCTAGAAAATGGTGGCGAAGTAGTTAAGGCGCACCCTAACTTACTAATCGTAGCCGATATGAACTATGGCTATAAAGGTACGCAAGAACTTAATCAAGCGTTCAGCGACCGCTTCAATATCAAGTTAGAGTTTCCTTATGACCGCACTATTGAAAATAAGGTTATTGGCTCTAAGGCTATCCTTAATCTTGCAGACCAGTTACGCGACCAGTACGACAAAGAAGAAATTAGTAGCCCTATCTCTACTCGTTCGTTAGTAAGCCTAGTAAAGAACGCACGTCGCTTCGGTACTGAGTTTGCTATCGGCTCGTTCGTAAATGGCTTCAACAAAGATGAACGCAACGGTGTTCGCCTTGCTTGTGAAACACACAAAGACAATATCGAACAGGACTTAGGATTAGCGCCTACAAAAGCGCACCCAGTATCGCCTGATGAAGTAGAACAGTACGCTAATTCTATCAACGCATGGGTTAAGTAATCATGCCACGTCCTCGTACTCACTACTTAGATGAGGTTAGTAGTCTTATTACAGACTATCGTGTAGATGAAAACGGTAATTATGTAGCCATGAGCGCCGACGGCTTTACACGCACAGACCTTATAGAACAGGTTGCTGAGGAGAAGTCACGCTTAGACGGTATTAGTAGTGTGTATCAAACCGCAGATAGGATTATTAGTGGTGACGATATTAACGTTACCGTAGTGCGTAATCCTGAAATGGATACTACTGCTACTAATAATGGGCGTGAGATTATCTTCAACGCTAATCTTATTGAGGACTTAGATACCGATACTATCGTATCTATGAACGGTACTAACTACCATGAACTAGCGCATATTCTATTCTCTCCACGCGCAGGTTCAGCACTAGGTCAGTATGTAACTAATAATAAGATGAAGCGCGCCTTCAATATGCTAGAGGAGTCGCGTATTGAAAAGATGTTAGTCGCTAAGTACCCTGCTACTCGTCTATTCCTAGAAGCAACCGTCCTAGACTATGCACTAAAAGATAGTCCTGATAAGTGGGGCGATATGTTTCCAGTTATTACAGGTCGTCGCTACTTAGATGTAGAACTACGGCAAATGATTGCTGATAAGTTTATTAACTCTTACGGCTCAGAGGTAGCACAGACAGTTAGTAGGATTGTTAATGAGTATGGCTCGTTGATATTCCCTACCGACTTTACGCGTGGTATGGAGTTAATCGCTGAGTACTCGCAGTTAGTAGGATTAGATACTGAACCGCAAGGTCAGATACCTAACGGCAACGGTGACGGTCATAGTCATAATGAACGCAACGTATTACAAAAGGGTCGCCCTGCTTCCACTAAAGAACAGGAACGCTTGCAGGGTAAGTCAGGTAGTGGAGAAGGCGAAAACCTTAACGGCGATAATGTTATCAACGGTGAAAAAGGTAACGGTAATGGAACTACCCCTGCATGGGGCGTAGGTGGAGAAGGCATTGAATACACAGGTGAGCAAACGTCTTACACAAACTCTGATGAAGATATTGCTCGCGCACTAACGCAACGCCTAAAAGATATTCACGCTGATAGCCGTATTAAGAACGAAGTCCGTGAAGTCCGTAAGGCTATTACAGGTAATGATGAGGTGCGCTCTACTCTAAAGAATAGTAAGCACTTTGACCTAGAAGTAAATACTAACGCTAGTAACTTTGCTCGTCGTTTCGGTGTGGAGTTAGAACGCATGGTGCGTGATAGCGACCCTCATTGGGATAAGTTTCTACCTAGTGGTAAGTTAAATGTAAGTCGTACCATGACCCCTGATGTTAATGCTATTGGACAGATGTTCGACGTATGGGATACAGGTAACGAAAACACAGACATAGAGGCAGTAATCCTATTAGATAACTCAGGCTCTATGTCGTACCACATGACCGAAGTATGCGAGAAGGCATGGATTATTAAACGTGGTATTGAAAATATAGACGGTAGCGTTACCGTGTATAACTTCCATAGTTATAGCGAGTTGCTATACGACAAAAAGGAAAAGGCTAAGCCACGCCAGCACCGTAGCGTACACGCCACAGGCTCTACTAATCCTATGACGGCTCTAGTAGAGGCAGAACGCACACTAACTACTACTGATAAGCATATTAAGATGTTGTTTATTGTTACCGACGGTGAGTGGGAGAACACAGAGGAGTGCGATAGTATTATTAAGCGCCTTAACGATAAGGGCGTACTCACTTGTGTAGTATTCATGGGAGATTACAAGCAGGTGCATGAACTTATGGCTGAGGCTAAGCGTGGTAATGAACAAGCACGTCACTACCTACAACGCCTACGTCATAGTGCTAAGGTATTCAAGGCAGTTGCTAATCCTAAAGACGTGTTGGAGTTGGCAGTTGATATTGTTAAGAGTAAGGTAGGGAAGTAAATGGATAATCTATTATGCGCTAACTGCGGATATGAGTACGACGAAGTAGATGATGTTGGATTGTGCCAAACGTGTCGTAAAGCCTATGATAAAGGATTACAGAGGGGTTATGAAATAAATGGATAAAGAACTAGAGAAAGCCTACGATAACTACGGCAAAGACGGGAATATAACCGTTGAACAGACCGTTACAGACTATGCAGTACTTATGAAAGATATTCTAATTAAAATGCAAGATAGCGTAGAGATGTTAGAGGCTACCGTTATTCAAGTACCACACTTAATAAACCTAATCAAAACAGCGAACGATTACCTCTTCTATCTAGAAGATAACCGTCGCGTAATCCTATAAGAGAAAGAACGATATAAAATGGGTCTAGATATGTACCTATATGCAGAGAAATATATAAGCGGATACGACTATGAAACTATCAACGGAGAACTAACCCGTAGGGATAACCTTATGTACGATAAGGTTATTGAGAGTGCAGGGCTAACTAAACTACCCAGCACAGAGTATGGAAGCACAACAGTTACTAAATGCGTGGGTTATTGGCGCAAGGCAAACGCTATTCACGGTTGGATTGTACGCAACCTAGCCGAAGGTGTAGATGAGTGCCAGCGTATAAATATGAGTCGTGAGGACTTAATATCACTACGCGACTCATGCGTTAAGGAACTTAATAATCGTAGTAACGCACTTCCTATTAAAGAACCTAAGTCAATATCTATTTCAGACACAGGTGATGAGAGCCTTGTAGTATCCAGTATTGCTAATGCTATTAAGCAAGAAGCACTAAAGAAGCATACCGAAGTAGTACTAGCAGACCCGTTAGAGTTAGCGCCAACCGCAGGTTTCTTCTTTGGTAACACAGATAAAGATGAGTACTATTATTCAGATATTGAACACACAGTTGATATGCTGAACTCTCTTCTTGCAGGAACGCAAGATGAGGCTTATAGTTTCTACTATCAAGCCAGTTGGTAAAAAACTAAATAAAAGTAGAGAGTAATCTAGTAGGGTTGGTCAGTTTCTATTCTGCCAAGTACCGCTAATGTCTGCTACCACAGAGAACACAGCCGTCAATGCCAATAGTACGCAGTACCTATTAGATTACTCCTACAATAACTACTAGAGATTGGAATACTATATGTTTCGTGTTATGGCAACGCTTGTGCATGATGAGTTAGAACCTGCTTATACTTATTCAGAGGAAGTATTTGAGAGTAAAGCGGAAGCAGAGAGTTGGATTAACAGCAAAGAAGGCTATCTATTCGCCCAAGATGTAATGATTGGCGTAGATGTCCATGAGTATCTAGACGGTTATTTATTAGAGAGCCTAACCGCAGAAGAAACCCCACTTAGTAAGGTTGGTATCTCCCCTAGCGTAACCTTTGGAGAGTAATGAGTTCTTGTACTTGGTGCGGAGATACTATGAAAGAGGGCTTATGGGAGAGCCATAAGTGCGTAGAGCCTGTGGAGAATAATGAAAACTGAAATAGAGATACGAGAAGAGATTGAAGCCATACTTAAAGATATGGCGGAGTCGGGCGACGACTACCAATTTAAGTCATACCTAAACACGGTACTTAATACACTTTATTGGGTACTGGGTAGCCTATCTATGGACGAGTTGATAACCGTAACCGAAGAAGAGGCTAACTTTTGGGGAAGCGACTAGCGTTCCAACACAAACCGCAGTATATTTAACCCACTATCGAAAGGAAAAAAATGAGTAAAAAAGTAAATGCCTTGTTTAATGGCGAACTACGCAAGAATAAGGAAAAAGGTGGCGCTTGGGTTGCTGAGTATGTAGTTACTCGCGCTGACTTTGATAAGCCTGTAAAGGCTGAGTACTCTGCATGGTCTAATGCCTCTGCTGGTAAGCGTTGGTTGAAGGCTATGGTGTTGGCAAATACTCCTAAGAAAAGTATTAAAATGGTAGCCACCTCAGATGTAGATGAAAAAGGCAAGCCAGTACTATTTAACGGTGATGTTGTATTTAAGATTGAACTGTAAAGAGAGGAAAGATTATGTGGTATTTCAAACAGGACGAAACAACAACAGCAGAAGAGCCGAAGTTTAATGTAGGTCACTACGCACCTAACGGAGACTTTATCCCAGCCTTTACTTGCGACGACGCAATTACAGCCTCAGTTATAGTTAATAGCCTTAACGGCGGTAAGTCTTTAGTAAATAATAAAGATAACGAAACACCTGCGGAATAGGAGAGAGTCCGTGACCGACAACAACACCGATTGGGAGAGTCTTTTAGAGGACTTTGAGTGTGAGGATTGCGGAGAGAGTATCGTAGATTGTTCTTGCGATACAGAAGAGTATGAGTTTGAAGAAGAAGAATAAGCCTTAGTGAATACTATAAAGAAGTGTTAAAGAGACTCTTACCTTTCTCACTCTAAGGACGGTCAAGACTTCTTTCTCTTTGTAATTGGCGAAGAGAGAGGACGAGCCGCACCTGCACTTCAATATAGAAGAAGCCCCCTGTATCTTGCGCAGGGGGCTTCTTTATTTAGAGAGAGTTATGGTTTTGGTACTTCACAGAAGTCCGTGGAGCAATACTTTTCACCAATAGCGTCCGCAGCCATGCCAGCGTACACGTCAGTAAAGTCAATAGGAAGTAATTTGTACTTGTATCCTTCGTACTCTTCTTTAGTAATTTGAGTGTATGGCATTTGAGGATAGACAGCGTTGCCCATAGGTAGGAAAGAGACAGTCTTTAGTTGTCCGTCGAACATATGAAGAACAGTACCAACGTGGTCTTTCTCAGTCTCAGCATTAAAAGAGACCGTTACTGATACTGAATTATCCGACCAATGACGTTGAGCCATAGAAGCAAGAGAGGTCTTTTCATAAATAGTTACGTCCTTTTCAGAACGGAGAGCCTCAGATTCAATAGGGAAATAAACTACCGAAGTTGTTTTTGGAGATTCACTTGCTGGTTCAACCGTGTATCCACTTGCAGTAAAGAGAGGTAGCATAGGGTCTTCATTACCGAAACGAATAGTGCGTAAGAAGAATTGACCGCCAGGAGTCCAATGTACCCCAGGAGATTCACCAGCCAAGATAGAAACAGTTCCCGAAGGTTTAACAGTTGTAGTCTTGATTGACTCACGGATACCAAGCCACTCTGAGTATGACTTATCGTATGCCTGTATTACTTCGTATCCCTTATCCATCCACTCACGTAGAGCAGGTAACCCTGCGCGGTCAGCGAAGTTAGCGATACCTGAGATAGAAGTACCAATGCGACGATTACGTTGCATGATTGCGTTAGTTTCTTCCCAATGTGTAGGAAGAAGAGTAACGGTCTTAGCATAAAGATATGCAAACTTTAGTGTGCGCTTAAAGTCCTCTAGAGAGTCATGGCGATTCATATATGTCTCTACGAGAGTACAACACTCAAAAGATTCAAGAGATTGTTCAGCGCAAGGGTTGTATCCCGCTGCGCGCCAGTCTTTGTTATTAGGAGCATCAATCAAACGACCATACTTCCTAGTAACATCCATCCAAATGACCCCAGGTTCACCGTTGCGGGCAATACCGTCAATGATTCCAGAGAAGTCATCCCCAACCTTTACCTCAACAGAGTTGTTGGACATCCAAGCCCAGCCAGGATTCTTCGGGTCATAAGAGTTACGCTCAGGATATACTTCAGCGTTCTTTAAATTAAGGAAGTCTTTGTCATCCAAACGACCCATCAAGAGCTCAGCCGAACGACGGACATTTCCACTTACAACACAAACTCCAATTAAGTTACCAATATCTGCAATATCTTTACGAGTTAGTTTCTCACCAGCTCGATTGCTGAAGATTGCACGCACATAGTTGTGTAACTTCTCTAGCGGCTCATGTCCTGCAGCGGTTCCGCCAAAGGTTTTAATAGGAGTTCCAGCAGGACGGATGAGCGAGTAGTCAAACTCGCAGATATTCTGTTCAGACTTCAGGTAGGAGTTAATAAGTAATGAAGTTGATTCAACCCAACCCTCACGTGTATCAGGGATTACTGTGGTTACAGCAGGTAGTTTAGGCTCATAGATTGTGAAGTCTTTGTCCGCACCTTTGTCATCAAAGCCAACGCCTACGCCTAACATGCTTGCTTCCATGAGGAAGGCAAATGGTTTGGCTGGGTTAATCTTGGTCATAGACTCAGTAGAAACAAAAGAACAGTTTTGAAGAGCGGCTGAGTTGCGTTGCTCATTGACCAGAGGGGTACCCATTACCCATAGTCCGCGCCCTGGCGGAGTCCACTTTAAATTAAAAAGGCGGTCATAGGCTTCTTTAGCAGAAGCCTGGGCTTTAGCATCATTCCAAGGAAGGCGGTTTAATTTAGCGTGGTCTTTTTGTAGGGAGTACATGCCATTGATAACACGCTCGCATACTTCAACCCAAGTCTCTTTAGTGCCGTCCTCTTTAAGACGAGAATAGGTGCGCAAGAAAGTAATCTCACCTACTGCATTTCCGCCAGCATCCACATAGCCCCATGGGACTTTCTTGGATTTATATCCAGCGACAAAATCGTCCGCAAGATGGAATGACAACATATTTATATCTCCCTTTGTTTAGTTGTGTTGCAACCCCCATTTGGGGGTTCTTATATGATAATAAGAATTACTTATCTTCTAAAGATTGTTTGATAATTTGGGTGGTTTCAGATTCGTTCAATCCGCCTTCTGGCAGTTCCCGAAGTACCTGAGCCTTATCACCAAAGATAGAGGATAGCACGCCAGCCGAGCCTTGGCGCTCTACAGTCATGCGAATAAACTCACGTGAGTCGTCCAATTCTTTGGTGGTTTTAATAAGTTTAAATAGTCGGTCAATCTCTTGAGAAACGTTTGGGTCTGCGTATCCACCGTTCATTTCTTCGCTAAAACGCATAAAAGCAACGCGTTGTCCTTGCATTTCAATGACTGCGTTAATCAAAGACTTTAGTTGGTCTTTGGTCTTAATGCTAACTGGTAACTTAAAAGCGCATGTACTTGATGGTTTAAAAGCAGGACAGTTAGAAGCTACAAAGCATGTATCGCACGCTCGAAGTGAGACATCCTGTGAGGTAAGTGTAGTCACATCTTTGATAGTTCCATCGTCTTCTACAATGGTCTCTAACTCGTAACCGAAGACAGGTAAATTGCCCATTTCCTCTGGCTTACGGGGTTCAAGTTTGCGTACCTGAGTACCCTTATTATCAATATGGGAAGGGGTAGTTTCCCCATTTTGCTCCACTTCGCTCCCCCCGCTATTATCATATAAGAAGTCGTCGTTATTCATTCCATTTAACCTCGCTTCGTACTGCAAGTAAGACCAGACTGCCAAACGACAGACTTCCTTAGAGTCATCTTCTAATATCTTATCTACATCTAACCTAGCCTTTGTATATACGTTTCTGTATCTAGTGCGGGCTTGGTCTTTCATTCGTTTGGGGTATCGCTTGATTTGAGTACCGTCCCAGACAATAGTTTCGCCATTCATCATGGGAGACAACCAAGCCATAGTGCTGGCGGTTTCTGCAGATACTTGACGTAAATTGTCGGGTTTAGCGGAGCCTAGCACATGAAACCGTGTACCGTGCTTGCGGTTAATAGTCCTAGTGACCATAGCAAGTTGAACTTCTGTTTCTAAAGATTCCCCAGAAATACCAATGTCCAGATAGTCTTCAGCCATTCGATGAAGACCAGCGTAGCCCGTGGTGGGCTCCCAAACGGGTAAAAACTTACCAGGTGGTACTTGAGACCAGGCTGTTCGTCGTTGTTGTAGTACAAACTCTTGGTCTATGCGTGGCCCTGAGATTTCACTGAAGACATTAATCCTATCAACGTTGTTTGCTATAAATCCTTCATACTCAGCGGCAAAATCCTCAAGCTCTTCAGCTGTTAATTCCGTGTCTTTTGGTATGCCTGGGTATACATAAATATAAAATGAGTCTTTAAAGTAGTTCTTTAATAAATAATCGCTTTTCTTTGGAAGCCCTCGTTGTTTCAGCCGCCAGAAGCTAACACCTACGTGGGTTGCCCCTGTGGTTTCTAATAAAGTACGATTTGAGGGAACCTCTGCTCCCAACATTACAAGTTTCATTGAACTCGGTGGTCTTCTACGTATAGTTCTTGTTGGCGCGTAATCTCATTTTCTATATCTGCCCAACTTTTACGACCCTCACGGCTATCTGGACGAAACTTTTCACTTATATAAAGGGGTTGTAAAAACATTAAGGTTGTAATACCAGATTCCAATAACTTAGCAGATAGCTTTGGGTCGGATGTAACTACATAATCTACGGGGCCTCTGCCTCTGCAATACTCTACCTGTCGCCATTCAAGCCAATCAATACTTAAAGGTATATCTTCCCCAACCAAATCATCTACTAAATTAATTTTATTTTCTTTAAGCCATCTGTCATCCCGTGCTTTATGTGAACATATAAGTATTACTTGTGTAGTTTCTTTTAAGGTACGGTAAAGGGCAAACCCTTGCCTATTAGGTGAGCCTGTGTGTGAGCGTAAAACGCCGTCTACAAACATTAAAATTGCCACGTGTTAGTTCTCCAACTACTAATTAATTCTTGGCGCCGAGTGCCCTTCGGACTAGGGTATTAACATCAGGAAGTTCCATACCATAAGTTTGAGTCTCAAACTCTTTGCGTCCTTTAGCGGCAATATCCTTTAACTTACGCAAGGCTTGAATCGTACCAGCGGCTTTACCAGATTGCCAACGGTGATTGTAAATATCCATATAACCTTGCCCACTGGGACTAAACGCATAACTTCTTCCATGGTGAATTTCATCAAATAATGCGGCGCCTTGCTCAATCGCAAGCTTTAAGGCAGCTTCAGCGTTTCTGCGCGCCGTATCTGTAGTCGCGCTCCCTATGGATGTGAGCGCTGCTGAGTATCTTGACAAAATCTCTGTTGTCATAGATGTATCTTTAGCAACTCTGTCATCCCATGCTCTATTTTGAGGTGGGGCCTTGACTTCTGGCTGTACTGTCCAATCATCATTAGTTAACGAATACGCGGCGTATGGTTTAATAGAACGAATATCTGTTTTAACATTTACAAAAAAAGTTAATTCGTAAGCTTCAAGGAAGTTATTAGTAACTGGATGTAACATTTCTCTAAAATCGGCGTTAAACATATCAGCAATTTGTTTATCACTTAAAGCTTTGTATTCTGGATTAGTTTGCCTAAACGTTAGGTAGTTAATTCCAATTAAACAATCCAAATCAGCTGGGTTACGAGCAGCTGTCCACTGATAGCTTATAGCTGAGCCAGCTAACCAAACGTGTGTGTATGCCTCTGGGTTATAGTAATGATTCTTTAAATGTTCAAATAAAATGCGCAAAATTGAAGAACGAACGTGAGGTACAAGTTTTCCGCTTCTAAATAAACGTGGGTCTAGCCCAGCCCCAGGAGCGCTAAAATATGACGTTTCAGAGGGCTCTATTGCTACTGGTGTAGCCTGCGCCACCAATGAAGAATAGATGTCCATTTAACTATTATAGCCTTTACCAGGCATCCTTAGTTGTATAGACCCTTCTTCTTAAATGCCTTTTCTTGAACTTTACTCTTTACAGGGCAATAATCACATAAGTACACTTTTGGCCCACGGCTTTCTTTTTCCAAACCAGCAGCCATTCGTTCTTTAGCTGTGTCAGGAACTAGGAGCTTTTTATCTGTTTTGTAATCGCCGCAGTCTGTGGTTTGGTTATGTTCTTTAATCCAACATGACATAGCATCTGCTGTAAAGTTATTTTTAGTATCGTAAAAATTAGTGCCAAATACGTCTAAGCCCTGTGCGCCTTCTTTTAATTGAGCTAAAATTCCTTCTTTAACTTTAGGAATAATCCAAAAACGTGTAGGAAACTTAATAGTAATAAAATCATCACGGACACAGCCTTTACGCACGTGCTGGTCTGTGAAGAACTTTTGGGTTAGGTCAAACTCCATGGTGTTTTCACCACCCTCTGGGCCCTCATAATCAGGAACCTCTTCAATTGAACGGCATTTAATGCACTTTAGGACGCGCATATGCGGTTCGTTAGGGTTTACCTCTGCGGTTTTAAGTTGAGCTAAGTCGTATACCATGGCAGAAGTCTAGCACAATTATTTCTTTTTGTTTTCAGCCAATCGTTTTCGAGCAGCAGCCATTTTTGCTTCATTAGAAGCTAAAGCAACAGCACGGGCTTGAGCACCACCTGCGGTACCTGCAACTGGTGACGGAACTGCTGTTTTCTTTGGAGCCGCCTTTTTTGTTTTTGTAGTGGCTTCTTGTTTAGGAAATGAAAAATACCCACCAGAATGAAGCATCATGCCTTTGTTGGAATCATCTTTAGATGTAAGCAAACCGACATGTTCTTTATTATTTTTATCAAATTTAGTCATTTCACGTGGACCAAGCTCTTCCGCGTTGTACTCCTCAACACGAGGGCGTCCGCCACCAAAATCCCATTTACCTGTTCCAGGGCGTGTATCTCCACGAGATGGTAATGAAACTGATGCGATGTTCTTTTTGCCCTCTAAGCTTTTATAAATAGCTTCAGTATTAATTTGTGGTGTACGAGCGGGGTTGTTAGCACGGTCATCAGCCATTAGATGTTTTCCTATCTTCTGCATCCATAGCATCTAATTCTGCTTGATGTGGGTCTGGTCGTTCACGCATTTCAATAATGTCTGCGCCAAACTTACCTTCCATACGTTCTTGTCGTTCAAGGTTAGGTACTCGGCGTGAGTCGTATGCGCGGTCTTCAGCCATTTAATTTATACTCATTTTCGTCATAAGCCTGTTTAACATGTCCGCCACCAACATTATAAACTTCGTTTCTATCTTTTCTAAAATCCCCATCGTGTTTTTTATTAATAGAAGAATTATCATGTGGGCGTCCTTCTTTAACAGCGTTTTGAGGGAATGACTGACCCGAGTTCATTTGAAGGTTGTCTGCCCAAGCAGAGCTTTCTCGCTTCCAACCTAAAGCATCACCCATTTTACTTAAAGCACTGGTGTCAATAGTACGCTTTGAGTCGCGTGAGCGGTCTTTAGCCATAATTAGTTGCCTAGTGGATTAACTTGTGATGTCTCTTCTGAGTTAATAAATCCGTAGTTCATGTATGGATGTAAACCTGCTCGGTTTTTAACAACTAGTTCGTCACCCATCGCAGGTGCAACTGTTGTATTAGGACGACGCTTACGGTATTTACCGTCTGTTGCGCCCATTTCAAGTGCAGTGTTTTCAGACATTGCTTTGCGAACGGTCATGCCATTCGTCCTTTCACTAAGGAGTAGTTTTTCCTGCGTTGGCAAGAAGTGCACATCTCGTTAAGTAATGATTGTACTGGGTCAATACGTCGTCCACAGCCTTTGCACGCTGTGTCTCCATTATAAATGGTCTGTCCTAGCTCTTTTTGAGTGCTAAGGGCAACGTCCTCAGCCCCAGCCATACCTTCGCCAGTGCTATCTGTAAATAAACCTGGGTCATTGCTCATATTGTAGGTCCTAACGAGTTAGTGCTTGTAGATTGTTGAGTATTAGGTGTTTGGCTAAAGTCGGACTCAACGCGTTGGGTAGTAGCAACACGACGTGGCATATTGACTAAATCTTCAATGCCAATCTCATCTTCACTATATCCATAACGTGCTGGGAATAACTGTATCTGTGGGAGTGGTGGACGAACATATTCTTGAATCTCTGATGCGCTCATGCTCCAAGCAGCTAGTGATTGGCTTAACAGCCGCTCTTGATTGCTAGCAAAAGGCCCTACATATTCCTGTGGTGGATATGCAGGTTCTACTAATGGCGCTACCCATGGGCGGCGATTATAAACTCCGTCTGCAAACTTACCTGCCATATTACTTCCAACCTGGGCGCATACGAGCCATTTGGTCTACGCGTCGTTTGTCTAATGACATAGGTGAAGTACTACGCATATTAGCCTTACCATCATTTGGTAGGTGAGGTGCTGGAGCAGCCATTGCGTTTTCTACACCACGGGGTACGCGGTATACGTTTCCATCTTTAACTGCTTTCATTTGACGTGCAATACCACGTGTATTTTCTAAACCTGCTGGGTAGTAATAATCTTGTACATCAATGCGCTCACCACGGTGAACACCTCGTTGATATGAACGTTGACCTACTCTTACTTTTAAACCGTCTAATACACGGTCTGCTACTCCAGATGAACGCCCTCTATCATCTCTACGTGAACGAATAGTTCCAAGATACCCATCTGGGTACTCTGCTTGTGGCGCGCGACCTACACCAAGACGAAGAAAATCAAGTTCACTACGAGCAACTGGAACACCACCACCACCGTAAACGGTGTTGGTCCCATACATACCAGCTGCGCCCAGATTCTGAACGTTTTGATGTGGTTGTGGATTAGCCATAAGACTATGGTAAGCGATTTTCTCCTGCTAGTACCGCTAAATCACGACGTGGGTCGTGCCCCTCACCAACTACTAGTGAGACTATACCTGTCGGTGATTCAAGACCACTTTTATCACGGAACCATGCGCTACCACCGTCCATTGCTGGTACTTGAATCCAAAGGCGTGGACCAACTTGGTCTGCACGGAAATGGTGGAAGTGACCTGTTAATAGAACATCTGCCGAACCGACTGGTGTTCGACCAGTTGCTTGTCCGTGTAACCACTTACCCATATCTTTTGCTTGGTGACCGTGAGCTAAGCCAACAATAGTGCCACCCAAATCAATAGCAAGTGTTCCATTGTCTGGCTTTGGATAATAAAACTTAACGTGTGAAAGGTTTGGGTTTTCTGCGCACGCGTCTTGAACCGCTGCAACAACCTCAATCTGCCAAGAATCAATCGGGTCTGTCATCATAATACGGTGTGGCTCATCGTGGTTTCCTGGTACAACTGGTACTAGTAACTCGTCGCAAAGTGGAGCAAACGCCTTAACCCACGCCATTAGTACACGGCGACCAATACGTACCTGTTGCGTTACTCCAAGGTCACTTCGTCCAATTACTTTTCCATGTTGTGAAGCTGTACCTTCAATACAATCACCTAATTGGGGCAACACTACTGTACCAATTTTACGTCCTGCTTTTAATAGTTCTTTATGACGCGCAACCGATTCTTCAATAGCTGTAAGAACTCGAGCAACTGTTGCTTCTGTACCACCACCTGCATCTTTTCCATACTGTGTATCACCTATAGCATAAATTGCATATAACGGGCCAGTGGCCTGCTCTACTTTTCCTGGTTTCCACTTACTTATATCTGCAACTAATGCGTCGTAATCTAAATCTTTACCGTCTGTGAGTCTATCTGCTGGCTTTACTGTTACCTTAGCAGCTTCTAACCATTCTCCATCAAAACGTTGCCAACGGCTTTGTCGAACGCTGACCACTGTCCAAACATTTGGGTCTAAATCAAAATCTTTAAATAACTCAACTGCATCGGGCAACTCCCCTGCGGTACGTGGTGTAGAAACAAAGTAACCACCCTCTGTACCGATATCCATACGTGCCCTATATTCAGGCGGCGTATTTGCTTTTTTTACTTCATCCTCTACGCCGTTAAGTTCTGCATTAATCAGTGCTTTTCCTATTACATTTATTTTTGACATGTGCAGTACCCTCGAAAGTGTGAACGAAACGCGGTTAATTTAAAAGGCAATTTATCTTCTTTATCTAAATCTGTAAATAGTGTTGCTAACTTTATATTTTTATTATTTTGCTTTACTAAGGCAAATGCTTCTTGTTCTTCTTGTGGAAGCGACAAAACCCATTGGTAGACCATACAACCATCGTCTTCATCACTAAGGTACTTATTTAGTATTTCTAACATGAGCTCTCCTTGACTCCATCGTGTTGCATCATAACCTAGACTAGCACAGATGCATGCGGAATCAAATGAAAAACCCCGCTATTTTTAGCGGGGTCTCTACCTATAAAAACTAGGCGTACTGAGTGTATATGCGAGTCTCTCCGCCCGAGTTTGTATCAAATTCTTTTGCGGCGTTTACTGCACTGGTCATAGCTTTTGCAGCCAAATCTATATCTTTAAATATCTTAGAACCAGCAGCATACAAAGCACCTTGGGCAAAATCCCCACCACTTCCTGTAGCAAAGTAATTTCGAGCGTCTCGGTCTAGTGAGTAATCCTCATCAATTATGTATAGGGTCCCCTGAACTGCAACAAGAAATACGTTTTCAAACTGGGCATAATCCCCATCGTCTTTCATATCGTAACCACCATCAATAAAAACTTGACGCATTCCAGGAATAAAAGTGTTTATCATCCAAGCATCTAATTGGTCGGGTGTGCTATTAACACGGGGCTTTGGTGCTTTCCAACCACGTTGCAAAAGGTTCATACCCCGACCAATACCGCAACCAGCAATTAAAATACCATTATTGTCTACGACCTTATGGTCTTTCATAAATACATTTCGGTATTCATTATAAGTGCCTTGTGAATCAGCGCCCATTACTACCCAACCATCACCTTGAATAGCTGCGATTGTGGTCATCTTATATGCTCCTTATGCTTCACAGACCCATACTGTACTGGTGGTTGAGGGTTATTGCAATAAAAAGGGCTGGCATCTCTGCCAGCCCTATTAATTTATTACTAGTTATAGTTAGACATCCCCGCACCAAATTCTGGCGCCTGACGGCGAACAGCTGATGCAAAAATGCGTCCGTTACCCTGGGTGGCCCCAGCTTCTGGAGCAACTGTCTGTTGAAACTTAACACGGATGCCGTAGCGAGCTCCCGCATGCTTAGCGTCTGGGCTCATTACGTTTGGGCGCGCTGTCTTTGGTTGTCCATAAGGGTCACCTGCTGCTGTGTTCTTCTTTTTGATTAATGTTCCCTTTTCAGGTGCAGCGTAACGTGGCTTTGCACTTGAAGACGCTGTAGGCTCAGTTGAAGCTGGTGCTACAGGCTTTGGGTTCTTGGTTGAATCTTTCATATTTTGTCCTTTGGCCTAAGGGGTTTAGTTAAATGTACCTTAAATAACGATAACTGTAAGGACTATTGCGCTGATATCGCCGTCGTGGCTCTGAATTGTAGTAAATCCAGGCACATAGGCAATATCAATACCTCTTGGAGCTGTATAGCCTCGGGCAATAGCTAATGCTTTAGTAGCTTGATTAACAGCCCCAGCGCCTACTGCACGGACCTTACAGGTACGTGTCTCATAAATAGCGTGGGCAATAGCTGAAGCTAGGGCCTGTGGGTTTGAGCCTGCTGATACGCGCAAGACGTTTTCTTCTGGTTGTTCTGTCATTTTATACCTCGGTTTACGAATAGTGGAATTCCCGCGGTATAAATTATGCAGTTTAAATAAGCCCAGGTCTGTCTAAAGGAGTAGGAGCTTTTGCAAAAGTGCCACAAATAGCGCACTCCATATCAAGGAGGTATTGGGCTATCTCATAGTCATCAAAAGACACCTTTAGCAACCATAAATTACTTTCACAATGTGGGCACTCATTATGGACCTCATACTGATGGTCAAGGGTGCCAGAATAATCAGGCTTTAAGGTCCTGATTGGCTTCACGCTTTAGCCTTTCAAGTGTCTCTAGTTGTTCAATCTTCATCTTTTCAATTACTTCAATTTCTTCTGGAGACATTTTGTCTTTGTTTTCTTCAAACATCCTAAGACCAACACCGTAAGCATGTTCAAACATTTGTAATTGAGATTGGCGGCGAGCTCGAACAAATGCCTCGGCCTCAGCTTTACGAGCAGCTCTTTTATCTTGTGTTTTACTCATTGTCCTCCCCAACCCCCACCTTTAAGTTGAATAGCAAAACTAGAAAACTTACGAGATGCCTCTTTACCGCAGCTAGTACACAGCACTGAGGGGGCTGGGCCATCAACTATAGGAAAAAACTGCTCAGATTCTGCTTTGCAGTGCGGACATTGGTACTCATACGTAGGCATTATCGTTCCCTAAATTTTGGGTCTTGAAGCTTATCGTAAACTTCTTTTTCATACGCACGAGTATACGAGCCAGAAATCAAATGTGCAAGTACGTAAGAATCTGCTGCATTATCGTCTGTAAACTCAGCGCCCCAATTCTTGTATACGTGTAAAAGTATTTGGCTTTTTGATACCCCATTGCCCTTACCGCAAGCGTATTTCTTAAGGTTAGTTGGCGGGACTATAAGGGGGTAAATGCCAAAATCAAGCAAAGTTAGTTTTACCATGCCGCCAAGCTCGCCAAGCATATTAGCCATTTGACTACCAAATGCATAGCCTTCCATGGCCACGTCTTCAATATTATTAAATTGATAAAGCCAGTTCATCACGTGGCTTTGTATATCCCTAAGTCTGTCTATACCGCGCTTATCTGATTTATAAACTTCTGTGTAGTAGTTACCAGCCTGAAACGCTGTTATAGCAAAGCCACTATAAGACTGGTCAATACCTAAATAAACTGGACGTTCTCTGTCTACAGTTCCGTTATAAAATACTTTCACTAAAACCTAGACTTCATAGATGAGGTACGGCGGGTTAATTCACGGCTTGTTAGCTGGTAATACCGTTCTAAGTTGTCTTGCATAGTCTTAAGAAGCTTATGGTATGCCTTGGCATGCATCAAGCCTTGTGACATAGTTTCCATCTCTGGGTTAATTAAAATGGATGCTTTTATAGTCGTTGCTTTAGCTTTTGGGTCAGCAGAGCCTGTAATCAAAAGCTTTGCTTCTTCCTTATCATAGATGCTCTCTGCTTCAGTTACAGCAAGCTCTGCACAAGCTACCTGTGTAATTAAGAAGTTGTAATTTTCCATGTAACAACGAGCCAATTGCATTAGTTCTTGGTCATCCACAGCTGTGATATCCCTAGGGAAAGAAGGGACATCAATATCTAACTTACGTCTAACGGGTAATCCTTGCGATTCTAGTACAGATAATACTGAACCGCTGACCCCATTTGCAAGTAACTCAATTGCCATAGTCTTTACACCTTCCGCAACCATCTGCATTTATATTACATAGTGGCGGCGTACCCGCCTTTACAGATTCAACAATCATCTTAGCAGCATCAAACAAATGTTGTATACCCCAGTTACTACGTGGAATTACAAACTCTTTGCTCTCCTGATTGGGCTTTGCTTCATAAATAATTACAGCCTCGTCAGGGACGTCTTCATATCCTTGTAGCTTAGCAAGTTCTAAATACATCTGTACTTGGTCAATGTGTTTTTGAAACGGGGCATCAATTGATTTCCAAGTTTTATTAAAATCATATCCATTGTCTGCGTACAGTCCAGGACATTCCCATCGAAGCGTACCCTCACCTACAGATTTAATTTCTAGAAATAAAGGGTTACCTAAACCAACAAGCCATCCATCGGCTTTTCCAGTAATACGGTACTCTTCATTAATAAAAGGTACTTCTCTATAATGTAATGGCCCGTCGTGGCAATCAAACATTCCAAAAAATAACTCGCCACACTCTTCGCACCACCATTGACCCTTTAGAACACCCATGTTTTTAAACCAAGTTTGCCACTTATTGTGAATGTCATGTCCTTCTTGAAATACTGTTTCTAAACGAAGACTAGACGTTCGTGTATCTGAGGGTGTGTGACCAAGCAAATGAAAATAAGAAGCACGGTGGCACCAATCTTTCCCAACCATATCGGATGGGTGAAGCATGTCGGTACGACGTGATTTATCTTTAGGGCGAGAAATAAGATAACGCTCTACGGAACCAAGTACGCGGGTATCTTTCTTAGCCACGTCTATAAACTTCTTTAAGGCCCCACTTGGTTTGTATGTCATAGGGTAAACCTATCATCTATCTACCCACTCTTCAAGAGTTAATCCTTGTTTAGATGCTTTACGCTTAAGCGCGTTTCTTTCTCTGTGACTCATACCTCCCCAGATACCATGTTGTTCATCCATAGACTCTGCATATAAAAGACATTCTTTACGAACAGGGCATTCTGGTAATCCATCTTTACCGTAGCAAACTGCTTTAGAAATACCAGCAACAGATTTGTATTTTGTTTTATCTCTTGGTGGGTACCAAAGCTCTGTGTCCATACCACGGCATTTAGCGTCGTAACGCCAGCCTTGATTATGACCAATGTCTTCTTGAAACAATATGTAAACTCCTGGGGTCGTTGTTGCTCTTCCCACTCCCAGGGGTTAATAGTTTAGCATAAAGTACTACTTGAGCTCTAATTTCTCTTTCATCTCAAGGTAGTCGTCTTCTGTTAAAATGACATAATTATTATTATTTAAACTTATTCCTAAAATAGGCATTCTGCTGTCTAAAATAGCTTCTTTTACTATTTTTTCAAGCACTTCTGACTTTAAAGTAAAAGATTTCTTGCCAGTCCATTTATGCTCTAGCAAGACTCTTTTACTCCTAACGTCACCTTTCCGACTCCAAAAAGCACCACTAGCAAAACTTCTTTGACCATCAATAGCCTTAGCAAGCCTGTCCTCATGCTTTTTAGATTGTTTCTGACCCTCACTCCTCATGTGCAAACTTAGAGCCAGCTTTAATAGAATCTAAAACGTCTTTTTCAAGAACTTCTTTTAGTTCTATTTCTTCACGAATAGATTCAAGTAAAGCGTCCTGACCCTGCCACTGTCTAGTCTCTCCGTTAAAATCATAACGATAGTAAGCACCTGCTCTAGTAATTACTTTATTAATAATGCCCATAGAAACAATTTCTTTTGCAAAATCAAACTCACCAGCTGGTGTGTCCGACCCCTCTGCAAAGTAAAAATCAACAGTAGCTACCTGAGAAGGGGCTGCTGATTTGTTTTTAATTACTCTTGCTTTTATAGATTGACCTATACGACGTTTTTCTTGTCCAGTTCCTGACTCTATCCACTCATCACGACGAACCTCTGTACGTGTAAAAAACGCATAATCTTTGCCAAGCCCACCTGGTGTAGTGCGAGGGTCCCCGTACATAACACCAATCTTTGAGCGCCATTGATTAATTACAATACCAATAAATGGACGTTCGGGGGAAACCAAAGAACGTTTAGAAGCTTTACCTACTTTACGGAAAAACTTATTAGTAACTAGAGCCGACCGTCCCATGGTTGACTCATCCATTTCTTTCTCATCTTCTGCGCTAGGAACCAAGGCAGGAAGGCTATCAATAACGATGCAGTCCACAACCTTACTTTCAGCGAATTTAATAACAGCTTCATAAGCTTCCTCCATTATATTTGTAGAAATTACATAAACTCGAGATGAATCAACACCACATAGGTCAGCGTATCCAGTTACCCATTCCTCTGCTGCAACCCATACCGTTGTAAACTCTGGGTCACGTTTTTGATTAGCAGCGATTGTTTTAAGAGCCAAAGCAGTTTTACCATTGCTTGCTTCTCCAATTAATTCATGCCATTGGTTAGGTGGCCAACCACCTCCAAGTGCTAAATCAAGTGATAACGAACCTGTGGTAAACCTAGTAGGTGGGTCAATAATTTCTGACCCAAGCACTACGGTAGCGTCACCCATTTTTTTATTTAATCCGTTAATTACTTTTAATAGCTCTGCTGATGCTTTCATTAAATGTGTCCAATGATTGTTGTCGGATTAAAGCCACCTGCTTGTACTTGTTTTGCTGGCATTGCTGGACCTGATGCTTGACCGCCTTGTCCTACAATTCCACGTCCCATACCACTACCCGATTGTTGAATTGGGTATCCACAATCGTAACAACGTTTACGAGCCTCAGGAGTAGACCCACCGTAGTTACCGCTAGCACAATTAGGGCAACGGTCTGGTTGAGGAGTCATCTGTTGTGATGGTGGGTACTGGGGCTGTTGTGGTTGAGCATATGTTGCTGGTTGTGGTTGTGCCATAGGAACTTGGGGCATAAGTGGAGCTGTTTGTTGTGGCACGTTAAGTTTCCGCGCAAACCAATCTGCATTACTCATTATATTCACCATCCATATCTATACGTTGTAAATCTGAAGTTAAAGCTGTTATTTGAATTAAACCTAAAGCCGATGCTGTAGAAAAAGCACCAATAAGTGTTGATAAAGAAACTGATTTATACAAATTACCTATAATTTCAGCCATCTCTTCTAAGTCTTCTTCTTCTGTTATGTCATCTTTAGTAGCAGAGTATACGGCTATAGAAGATAAAACATTTGCTGCTATATCTGACATAGAATCAATAAAAGGGACAAGTGGCTGAAGCTCAAGTAACCTAGAATCGCTATCTTGAACTTCTTTGCTATATCCTTCTTCACTAATTGGTGAAAGACCAATTAAATCGTCAACTTTATCTTCACCATGCCCAATATCGTGTATAAACCAACGTACCATAGTAGTAACTGGCACCTCGCTAGTAAATATTTCAAATTCTGGTTCTTGTTTTCGACGTTTAAACCAACCCATTACTTTGCATCTCCCCACTTTTGAACAATTTTTATGTCTGCTACAAGCGGGATTGGAAGTAAATTAATACCTTCCATAGCCTCACGAATGGCCTCACGCGTTTGTTCTACCAAAGAATCAGGGGCTACGGTTACAAGTTCATCGTGAACTGTGAGAATCAACTTAGACTCCTTTGGAAGAATATCATGGGCCCTAATCATAGCAAGTTTAATAATATCTGCAGCCGTACCTTGAATACGTGTATTAAAGGCTTGACGCTCAGAACTAGCGCGAAACTTAAGAACCCTTGAGTCAATATCTGGAAGATAGCGACGTCGATTCATAAGCGTTGTTACGTATCCTTTTTTACGGGCTACGCTAACCACGGTTGTTTTGTATTTTGAAACAGATGGGAACTTTTCAGAAAAATCATTTAATAACTTCTTGGCTTCTTGAACAGTGCAACCAATTTGATTTGAAATCTTCTCTGGCCCTACTCCGTATGCCATAGCCAATACTAATATCTTACCAGCTTTACGGTCTACTCCCATAGTGTTACCAACGGTTGTATAGATATCACCGCCATTTAAATAGTTATCCATCATAATTGGGTCTTTAGACATAGCTGCAATTACACGAGGCTCAATCTGCGAGTAGTCTGCAACAATAAGCTTGTACCCTTCAGGAGCAATAAATAAGTTACGAATGGCCTTTCCATGCGCAGTGTGAGGCGAGGGTACATTTTGTAAATTAGGATTACGACTAGAAAAACGACCAGTCTCCGCACCCCATTGAATAAAGTCTGCGTGTAATTTTCCATTAACTAGCATGCTCTCACGAGTTTCAATCTTTGATTTACCGTTAGTAGTTTTTACAACATCTCCACCTAAGTACGGAACAACATAGGTTGTGTGAAGCTTATTTAAATCTGAATACGCAAGCATTGCCCCTACAAGTTCATCTTTGCTCCTCAAAGCCTCTAAAGCCTCAGAACTAACGGAAAAGTCTTTGTAACTTAAAGCATCTTGCCCGTCCTGCTCCAACGTTTTTTTACCCGTTCCAGTTAACAAATCTGTTCGTAGACCACGACAGCCTTCTTCTTTTGGACCATACAAAATCCATTGTTTTTCACTCGTAGAGTTCATATTAAATACCTGACCAGCAATACGGTATACCTCAGATATCGTCTGTTCTAATTCTATCTCAAGCTGGTCGTTAAGTTCTTGAAGCGCTTTTGTATCAATGGCGGCTCCAGTCAATTTCATATCACATAAAACCTCTAACACGCCCATCTCTAAACCCATAACGTTAACTACATCAGATTCCTCTAGTTTTGGTTTGACAATCTTCCATAATAAAAACGTGTATTTAGCATCAAGATAAGCGTACTTAGCAACCTCGTCAAAAGAATAATCTTCAACTTTATGGCCAATACCTTTTTGCATACTAAAACCAAGCTCACGTTGTAAACAATCGTCTAATCCAAGCTTTCCACGGTTTTTATTGTCATATAGAAAAGAAGCCATAAGAGTATCAAAATACGGTGCGCAAGGAACCTCTCCACCAAAATATTTTGCAACAGATGATAGGTCAAAACCTAAATTATGCCCAATCTTTAAGATATTTGAATTAAACATTAAAGGCTTAAGTGCTTTAAATACTTCACCTGGAAACAGCTGTTGAGGTGCAGATGAAAATATTTTTGTTGCTTTCTTATCATCACGTGAATAATCAAGTGGACGTGCTGGAAGACCCGCATCTACGCGTTTTTGTCCTTGTCCAGTCAAAGGGCGAATTAATTCTATAAAATCACCATTAGGATGCCCCATTGGAATAACATCACCGCGTCCATAAGTAGCAAGTGAAATCCACATTACTTCATTAACTGCTGGTATCACACGATGTGTGCCAACAGTTTCTACGTCAAAAGCAAAAGCATCTTGTTTAAGATAGTACGCAACCATCTCGTCTAACTCTTCTTTAGTTGTAATTATATTCAAGTTATGCCCCTAATTAAAAGCCAGAGGGTCAGGAACAGGGGATAATTGCCCTGACCCTCCAGCAACCTAGTTGACTAGAGCAGTGAAGCTGCTACGGCTTCAAGCTCTTCCCAAGTTGGTTCCTTGAGGTCAGAACTTGTAAATGGCTTGATGTCAGCAAGTGACTTCTCAATATTTTCAATGTCAGTCATTCCCCAGTCCTCTACGAGGTCACGGGCCTTGACTGCGTTAAGATGATACATAGTTGTTTGCATCTTTCCTGAACGTGAAATAGCCCAATAGTTTTTAGTTAATGGGCCTTGAGGTGAAAACTCTGCTGCATGAAGCGCATCATATAAACGAGGGCTAGCAATAAGACGTTCACGACGTGGTCCTCCTGGAGCGCTCAAGTTAATAACGCTAAAAGCGCGCTTGAGTTCTGGCTTGCTTCCCAATTTTGTACACAATGGGTCATTAGCACCCAATGAGATATATGCACGTTGACCACTAGTCTTCTGTGATAAGAAATGTTGCTTGTACACAGCAAATGGACCGTTGGGGTCAATAAACTTAATAATCTGTGGTGAATCACCAAACTTAAAATCTGTTGGGTAATTCCCTGCTACTGACTTCTCTGCGGCATCCCAACCTGACTGGACTGCAGAACTTGTTGTTTGTGCTGGGCGCGCTGTAATTGGTTCGTCAATCATAGCGAACTCATCTGTTTCTGGTAGATATTCATCTGTACGGTTTACTGCCATTTTTATCATCCTTTTATAGTTATCATTTGTTTTCAATTGCACGGATTTGACTCCATGCCTCGGCAATCTCAGTACTGAGTTGTCGGTGTAAGCCCCAGTCTATACGCTTTACATATAGAAGTCCAGCTTTATCAAACAACTCAATTACTTTTTCCACCATTGCCCTTGAATAAAGGCGCCTGCCTTGATGGTCATCCCCGTTAATATTTTTCTTAGCGGGAAGTCTATATGGTGCAACGGGTAGGTAGCCCTCTTTTAACCAAGCACGTATTGTTATAACAGGGCGACCTAGAGCCGAAGCAATTGCACCAATAGTAAAGAGTTCAATATCCGTACCGTTGGGCAATGTTGTTATGCGGGGTCGCGAATCCCACTGAGTATCTGGAAACACCTCTTGTTTTGGTGCAACTTTTTCCTTGCGCTTTCGTTTACTTCCTGGATAGTAAGTATCTAGGTCAGAAAACGTTTTATCAATAAAGTCTTCACTCATTTTTAGTTACAAGACCTACAGTCGCAAGTACCGCGTGTGCATGGACAAACCGCATCGGTAGGTAAATTTCCTGTACCGCTGCACCAATAACAATCTTTAACATTTTTCATTTAGCGTCCACCAAAAATGCAAAAGTTACTTTTGATGGGAACATAGCATCAATGTCTTCTTCTGTTAAAAGACCTTCATAAAAAGCAGACATAATTGAACCCTCATCAAGAGTTGGAATCATTTTTATACATTTATCTTTAATTCCTTTAGATGTAAGGATAGTTTCCGCAACATCCATATCTAATGATTTAGATACACGGCGTTGTTTGGTAAGGGTTACTTCACCTTTAAAATCATCTTCAATAACAAGCTTTTTATGACCGCGGTCATCAAAGTCTGCTTGGTCTACTTCTAGAAGAAGTTCTTCTTTTATTTGAACTGTGCGCTTTGTGAGTAAAGCGGCTTCATCCCTAAGAGCTAAGTACTGACGTACTTTTGACTTTATATCCATTTGGTTCTCCCCTGTTAGGGGCACCAATTTAGTGCTGGCCTACTCCTGTGTCAAATAGAGCTCTAGATGTTTAATTATGACGCTGGTCACTGTAACCTTCTCTAGGGCAGCTTTCTTCTGGACAGCCCCCCATAGGTCATCTGATACGCGGATAGTACGCGTAGGGGTTTTAGGCGCGTTAGGCATTATATAATTATACGACAGCTGATATAAGGAACTGCTTTAAACTGCCAATTGTAAGAGCTAATTCACCGTCCTTGTCTATTCCTTTACCGTCAATGACTGCGTCTGCTACTGCGGATTTTTGCTGCAAGGACTCCCACTGACGCTCTTCAATACTCCCACGTATAAGAATGTCAGCAATAACTATAGAGGGCCAGGTAGAAGAAGCGCGTTTGATACGTCCATTGCGCTGAACAGCTGTGCCAGAAGACCAAGGTAAGTCATAGTTTATTAGTAAGTTGGCTGCTGGTAGGTCTACGCCATAGCCTCCAGCGTCAGAACTAATTAATACGCGAATACTTGGGTTTTCATTAAAAGCAATTTTATTATCTTCTTTAGTCTTAGCATCTAAACGACCTGAGTATAAGCGACATTGGTCTGGGCCTAAAGCTTCAGCAATTTTATCAAGCATATCTACATATGTAGCAAAGATAACAACCTTATTAAGGTCATTTTGTTCTAAAAAGTCTTTTACATATTGAATTAAATAATCAAGTTTAGGTGATGAGGTTAACTCTTCTAATGCCCCAGCTTGCACTAGCTCAGCAGCGTAAGCTGAACCCTCACCGTTCATAAGATGAAACTTGCGAGCGCTAGTAGTAAGCAAATCTGGGTGCGAACAAAGCATTTTGAGGCAGCCTATCTTAGACATAATTTTTCCACGCATTTCGTCCTCAGGCCCCCCAGAGCGACCCTCTTGACCGTAATGGGTAAGAATGTTAAAGCTTGCTCCAAAAAGACTTTGAGCCTCTTCTAACTCCTCTACAAGGTCGTGCACAACCCTTGTATATAATTTAGAAGTTTTGCGGTCAAAATGAATCATTATAGGGTCTTGATGAATAGTGGCTGGTAAATACGGAGCAACATCATCGTCTCTTTGTGATTTACGAACACTTGCTTCTTTCATTTTAGTGTGCAACGTTGGCAAATTTCTATAGTGTTTAACACCTCCCCATGAGTTTCGCACAATAAACGCTGAATCAAATATATCAAAACGACCAAGTACTGTTGGGTCTACAAATTGCATAATGCTATATAGCTCTTCTGGTTTTCCATTTTCAATTGGAGTACCAGTAAGCGCAAAACGGTAAGGGGTATGAAGTAAACGTTTTACGTGTTTAGAGCGCTTAGACCTAAATGATTTTATAGCTGTTGCTTCGTCAAGTACTACAAATCCTCGTGGTAAGTCTTTGATGGAATCCCAGTCGTTAACAACTTGCTCGTAGTTAAGAATGATGTAATCAACCCCTGAATTCCTCCAGTCCATAGCTTCGGAGTATTGTGATGTTCTTTTCTTTGGCGTTCCATCAATAACCAAAGCTTTTGAAGTTCCATTTGTAAATTTCTCAATCTGATTAGCCCACTGATATTTAAGTGAAGATAAACAAATTATAAGACCTGGCTCTGTAACTTTGTTCTCATCCATCAAACGCTCTATAGCTGCAATTGTAATAACAGTCTTGCCAAGCCCTAAATCGTAAGCAACAAGCATTTTGGTTCGCTCGCACATACGGTCTACGGCTTCTGGTTGATAAGGTAGCAAAGTACCTTTAAAAGTCATACAGGCAAGCCTACCAAACGACGTAAAACCAAAGCCTCTAGGTCTGCAATAGTTCCGTTGTTTACAAATATCTGGTCAACAGGGTAACCATCTAGTTGAGTCTCTGATGTGTGAGAGTTAACGGGCTCAACCCCTAAACGTTTTATGCGCCATATCTGTGAGCCAGGATACCATTTTATGTAATCAGCCTCATTTGTAAAACGTACGTCTGTAAACACCACGTTGTCTATGTTTTTATATCCACTAAGAGCTTGTTTAATCCAAAAGTCTTCTCCAAACACTGTACGGGCGCCTACACCTGTAGTTTGAAGCAACTCACGTACAGTTTGATATTTTTTAGCTTCTTCCCAACCTACTTCATCAACAATAAGTTTAATGTAGTTAGGAGCAGTCTCATACAATAACTCACGAATTTTGTCAGCAAAAGCAATACGCCGATATCCGTAGTTATCTACAAGAATCTTTGCAACTGTATCTTTTCCAGACTGTGCATACCCAGTTAATCCAATAATCAAGGTATTTGCACGTACTTTCCAGTTAACCATTCATTAGTTGCTGTGCTAGAAGATGTTGCTATTTTATTATAAGTGTCAGACCAAGTGCTTTGTAGATTTAAAACCCACCAAGCCGTCAAAGCGGCACTTGAGTTAGAGGTACCAACCATAAATTTAGTTTTACCGTTTGGTTGAAGAGTAATCCAACGAGCATTTGCATAAAAACTTGTTTGGGTATTTCCATTACTGTACCTAGCAATATAAGGCTTAGCTGTTGGGTCATATGGGCGCTTTTGAGACGTTGGGTCTGGATTGTCGGTAGCCCCTACTGAAACAACATCTGTCAGACAGGCAATTGAATCCATTGCAGACCTATTACCATCGTTACCAGAGGCTGCAATAACAGCCACATTATTTGCTTTTAATGATGCAACAACTTGAGTAGTTCCATCTGGAACTTTGCAACCATCAAATATTTTTCCCTGAGAAACGTTAACAGCAACTATGTTGTATTTAACACGGTTTACCGCAACCCAATCAAGAGCCAACTTAACTGCGTTATTAGAATAAATATAAGGATTACCTTTATCTGTAATACCTACAATACGAACGGGAATTAAACCTACTGATGGGTTTACTTTATTAATAATAGAAAGCATCTCTGTTCCATGCGTAAGGGTTGGGTTAGTTGTTACTCCAGTGTTAGACGCACCAGCGCCCTCCATAAAAGGCTTGCCATTGGGGCAGTTAGAGTATTCCAATATACATACCTCTGCCACAATATTTGTAAATAATGCTGTGTTTACCCCAGAGTCAATAACAACTATTGACTTGGTTGGGTTTGCGTGAGCAGATGTAAGTGGTAGTAGTGAAAGTAATAATACAAATATAAATTTTTTCATAATACGATATATCCCCTTGATATGTGTTTTGAGTTGTCTAATCCAAACCTTACCTCATCCAAGCTCATACCGCCAATATCTTTGACGTCTAAGCCGTTATAGTTAAAAAACCAAGCCTCCTTCTCCATATCCTTACACATGTTGTATAAGCTCATATTTGACTTATGACCAGCCTCATCGTTGTCCATAGCAAGGACTATTCGGTCCCCACCACGAATTAAATTAAACTGATGATTAGACACTAAAGCCCCGTAAGTTGCCACCCCACCAAGTATCCCTAAGGAAGCAAGCCTAATAACATCAAGAGGTGACTCTACAACAATCATGTCTCCAGACACATACTTATCATAACCAAATAAAGAATGGCTTTTTTGAATACCCGTAGGGTAGTTCCTAAAGTATCGTCGGTCATAACCTTTTTCTTGCCAACCTAAAAGTTTTCCTGTAGATGCCTCACGAATAGGTATAATCCAATTTTTATTATGCCTATCCCAACAAAGCCCATAGTCACGCGCCGCGTTACTAGTTAACCCGCGAGATTTTAAAGCATCTGATGGTGGTTCTACAAATGCACTAAGCATTGATTCTGTTATGTATGTCTGCTCTTGAATCTTTGGTTGTTCACGTGTAGCTCGGTTAAACCTTGCAGATAACCCCTGTTCACTATCTAGCCATGACCTAGCGTCTATGTCACCCTGTTTATAATTGATAAGTGTGTAGAGGCTCCCTTTCCAACCGCAAGAAAAACAAATAAAAGCACCGCTGTCGGCATTGATGTAAAAAGAAGGGTTACGGTCTTTATGACCTGTACGTTCTTCGTGGGCTGGGCACTCAGCTTGAATCTCATAACCACGGTTTGAGTAGAACTCAACGCCTAAACGAGTTAAAGCGTCTTGCATTTCTTCAACGGTCATAAGTCAGTCTCGTCAATCTCGCGAAATAGACCCGTGTCCCAATTCCACATAAGAGAAACTTCTTGAAAACCACCGTTACGGTTTGCAATAACCTTAAGGGTACGGGTGTCATCTACAGTTTCGTCTTCACGCTGTAGACCAAAAATAACGTCCGCATCTTGATGGAAAGAAGATGAGTAGCCAATTGCATCCGCAGTAACCTGGCCTTTTCGCATCTTCCAATTAAGAACCTGGGTTGTAGCAACTACTGGAATCTTAGCTTTTTGAGCCAAACGCTTAAGTGCGCGAGTAATGTTAGTCATCTGCTGGTTATATGCCTCAGCACCTTCCTCGTCAATCATAAGGTAGGTACCATCAACGTAAACAATGTCTGGTTTGAAGTTCTGAATCTTGCTAGCAACGCTACTTACGGTCACACCATTAGCAGAGTCAACAAACCACATCTCATCTTCCATGTTTTGAATGGAATCAATCTTTTGATAAAAACGCGCTTCTTCTTCATCGGTCAAAGTACCTGTTCGCAAACGATGATGAGATACGCGAGCACGAATAGCATAGTAACGAAGTTTTTGTTCTTCGTTGTTCATTTCAAATGATAAAAACATAGGTCGTAATCCATTTAAATGATTAGTTGCAGCCATCTGCAAAGCAACTGTGGATTTACCTGTTTTTGGAGGGGCAACAATAAAAATTAACTGCCCAGCTTGCATACCAGCAGTGGAGGCATCCATAGTAGGAAACCCTGTAGAAAAACCAAGTAAACCTGGATTGTTCTTACGACGCTCATATTCTTCTTTAGCGTTTGCGGCAGCCTTTGTAATCTCAATGTCGTTAGTGCGTGAAAGACCTTCACTCTCAATACGAGCAAAACCACGTAACAAAGCATTTAGAGCTTCTTCATGGTCTTTTTTATTTTCAACTTGTTCAATAGCGTCACTAATAGTTGAAACAACAATTGATTTTCGGCGCTCATCTACAAGACGGTCAATTAAATACTCAAGGCTATCCTCAACTAAAAGTGGTACATAAGTTGGAAAGTTTTCTTGAATTACTTCAAGGCTTGGGGTTTCTGAGTAATTAGCAAAATGGTGTTGAAGAAATTTAAAAAGCTTTTTATCACTTGGGTCATGAAACCAAGACTCGTTAACTCCTTTTTCAAATAAATAGTTAACGTTACGTCCCTGAACAATTTTGCTAAGTATCTTTGCTTCATGGTTCATATTTGGTCTAACCCCCAGTGCCCGTATCGTAATTGCCTAGACTGTATATCTAGAACACCTACTACTTCTGGCCTATATGGCAGTTCAGCAACTAAATGCTCAACTGATTCATACGAAGTGTAGTATCTAAATGGATTTGTACCCATAATGTCAAGCTTATCCATAAACTCGCCCAAGTTAGACTCATCCATTGTAAAAGAAGCTAACTCTAACGTAACACCCTCACGAGTAGTGTAAAGGTAAAAACGACTAAGAAGCTGACGATTTATAGATTGTTCAATTTTAGGTAATTTAAATACCTTAAAACGCTTTTGTAACTTTAGCTCCGTTTGTAAGAATACATCTGTTGTAACAATTATCCTTACGGGGAGCTCGTTACTTATATCCCCGTTTTTCATTTTAAAAAACCTCTATTTTCCCATATCGTATAATAAACTTACGGTACTCTTCAGCAGAGTTTTTTGCCTTTTGAGCATCTTCTTCGGTTGCTTTGCTAAGAATCTCTAATGGATAATTACCATTATTACTTTCTATTCTGTTCTCAACAAGTTTTGTATGCTTACACCGTTTACGAGAAATATAAACAGAACAAGTGCAAAGTAATAAACCATCTTGAGTGGTAGAGACTTCAAAAATCCCAGGACCAGGGTTATTAGACTCACTTAGAAAAACTTGTACTAGCCTTGGTTTGCTATTCACCGAAACCTCTTTCATTTCCTAAGGTCGCCTTTATTAGAAAAAATTGGAATATAAACAAAAGCTTCGTTTGCAAAACTTTCGGTCGAGTCGCCGTATAGGGCTGCCCAGTCTTCCAACTTTATATTAGTGGTAACTATAGTAGGCAATCCGTTGTTAAAACGTGTGCGCAAAACCTCATGAAGTAAGTTCTTTTGCCAACCGCTTAAACTAGCGTGCTCTTTACCAATGTCATCAATAACTAAAACACGAATATTAAACGAATCTTGTTCGCAATTACCGAGCATTCCATTATAAATAACCTCTTGGTCATCTGTTGCGGAGTTGTTAATCAAAGCACCTTTAATGTTTAGAATCTCATTAAATGTGGTAAAGAAACAAGGCCGTACAAGGGTGTTACTTTCTTTAACATCTAGCTCATCTAATCCAAAAGTACGAATAACTTCTTGAATAACCGCAAGAGCTAACGTTGTTTTGCCTTGACCTGGTGTTCCATAAAACATTAAACCTTTTCCGCATAAGCTACTGCCTTGGGAACGAATTACTTCTTTGTTTTTCAAACGACTTATCCATAATTTGACATCTTCTATATCTTCTTCAGATATTTCTTTGCAATCCTCAAACTCCCAACCAGTTAAGTGTGGGGGTATATGCGCAAGCTTTATCCAAGATAGGCGACGTGCTTTTAGTTCTTTACTCTTGAACACGTAATTTACTCCTTGACTTTTGTGAACGCTCGCGCTCTATCTCTAACTGCTCAGGTGTTGCACTCTGACGAGTCACCTGCAAGAACAGACTACCGAAATCTACTATAAACTTCTTCCATATAATCTCTGGGTCGTTAATACGTTTATCGTGTTTAATCTTGTCAAAAAAAATGTCCATCATCTGGCACTCTAAGTCGCCCGTAGTGTTGTACTCAGAACGTTTCTTGTCAAGAGCAAAACGAAAACGGCTGCGAGTAACTTGCCAAGGAGCCACGTGCCAAAGCAGTTGCATACGATGACCAAACTCAAATGCTACATCTGTAGGAGACCAATTGACACGGTTGCTATCTTCACGGCGTTTCATGCGCTCACCACGAATACGCTCATGTTGAGCCATCTTCTCTTGGTGCTTCTGCTCACGTTTTTTCTGAAGCATAGAGTCCCTGTCCTCTGGGTCTACGTACATAGGAGCGAAGTCATCCCAATCCATTTCATTTCCTCCACGCAACGCTTCCGCGTTGCTATTCTGTTTATGACTTAATAAATGTGTATTAGTATCTATGTATAGATTGTTATTAGCATTTAGCTGTATCAGCAGTATAGATGTACGGCTTTTCAGGAACTGATAACCCGCCTCAGTTACCCTTAAGTTTCGGGCAAATCCAAGCTTGCCAGTCTTGACCGTAGTGGTCTCAATGAACCCTAGGGAACGTAGGTCAGACAGAGCATTTTGAATAGCATCGCGCCCCTCCCCCAAACGCTCTGAGAGGCCTCTAGCGCCTCCGTGGTTGGGGTTTATAAGTAATTCCTCTAAGACGCCTATGGCGCGGGCTGTAATCGCCATCCTAAGCCTTATCCAAGGCATCCCGCAAGGCAACCTTGACGGCCAAAACCACCGCTTCGGTTATTTCGGCCTTTAGCGCCTCATCTAAGACGTTAGGTAAAGACTTAGATTCCTTAGGTAAAGGCTTAGGCTCCACCATCAGCTCCTCTGGACTCACTACCGTTTTATTCCCTTGTTTAACGATTGAAAGTCCTTCACAAAGATTAAGCGCTTTTTTACCAACCGCTTCACAGTGCTCAAACGCATCCATGCAGTGGGTGTCTGACTCATCCCACAAAAGCATTACAGTCTCTACCATATCGACCGCTTCTGTAATTGGATATTTAGTAAAAGAAACACTAGCGGATGGTATCGACGCTACGTTGGCGCCTTCTTTACAAAGAACAACTATCTCTTTGCCTTTATCTTTTGCGTATTGCGCAGCAAATACTTGACCTTGACTTGGTACTTTATCAAATGCAAGTACTAGGTAGGACTCTTTGCCTTTTGCGTAAAAATAATCTTCTACAAGTGCTTCTATGTTTGCTCTACTAGTAACTCCTGTACCAACAATTAACACATATAGTTTGTCCATAGGGCCTCCTTATTAGGGGAGGCTCACTCTAGCATATGTTTTTTTATTGTCTAGTTTGGTTTACTACAACTGGTCGGTAGGCGGTTAGTCGTTCAGCAGCTTTTAGCGCCACTTTTCCTAAAAAAGCCCCAGCAACGGTTTTTACAATAAATTCTTTGCCAAACGTATCATTTAATAAATACGTACCTATTGACGATAGTGTTAAAGAAAATATAAAATTAACAGCTACCGTTCCTATAAAAATTGACAAAAAATCAATAAATGAATCAAAAACTGCAAGGAAAAAAGAAGTAAAACACGCAACAAGTAGTAATTCAAGCATGGGTTTAGTACACTACGTATTTGATTGAGCGTAGTAGACGGCTACCGTAGTTCCTAAAAGAAGCTCATCATTTAGGGCCTCACTAGCAAGTCTTGTACTGAATACTTTGTAATTTTTGTAATAATGGCTTCGGCTAGCATCAGCCACACCTTCCCAAATAAAATCTGTAGACTCACTAGAACCAACATCCCCATCAAAAAAAGGTAACGCAAAAGATTCTCTTTCAAACAAAGCAGATTCAAAGTTAAATGTATTTCCAACACTTGTAGCAAGAGAAATATGTACAGTTGCGTAAGATGCATCTTCAGGAGAGGCAGCGGTAATATAATTTCTATCCCAGGCGGTTCCTGTTAATAAACTAGAAACTGTAAATGTATCACCAACTGATGTGCTGATAAGTGTGTTTGTATCGTCATACCATTTGATAGACAAAGTTACGTTATCATTGATAGTAGTTCCTTTAGAGTACACACTAAAAGTATAATCAGCGTTTGAATAGTGGACTGGAATTTGTTGACTTGTTGTTGAGCCATCCCATGAGTCAATAGATACAGAACTTGATGTAGGTATGACTTTAAGTACGCTTCCATTTTCAAAAAAAGTACCATTTACCGCTGTTCTAGGTGCTGTGGTAGAGCCCCCTGTATCAAAAGTTATATATGAATTTGCTGGAGACGCTGCCCCTTGCCAACTTAAAACCTCATACACACCGTTAGTAATACCAGTAACCCCAGAAACGTAAACGTAAGCTCCTTGAACAATATCGCTTGAATATAAAGACTCTAAAGTTGCAGTTCCAGAGTCTAAAGATAAATATGTAGTGTTGTATATAGTTGTTGTAGGAGGCGCTACATCTTCTACTATATCAAATGTAGCACCTGTTACTTCCCAAGGCTCAGGTAGTAGTGACATGTTAAGTTTAAAGTGTGGATTAGTTAACTCATTAATACGAGTAGCCTTCAATATAACATTAATTTGACGCGCCTCTTCAAAAGAAGTTGCCGCAGAAACTTGTTCAAATTGTGCTGCGTCAAAGTAGTGCCACTCATTGCTTGCTGAGCCAGCGGCCGCAGCAATAGATATTGTTGGAACAGCGTAGTAAGCATCTGCAGGTGCTGTCTTGTTTTCTACTTTTATTCTAACTGTAAACTGTCCAGTTAAGTTAGAAGTTGCTGAACCATTGCTTGATGAAAGATATACGCCAAAACGGTTATACCAATCAATCCCCACGGTTACGTTTCTAGCAGAAACATCACCAGAGGAGTAAACACTAAAACTATAGACTTGTCCCGCAGTAACTGGGATTCCCTTTAAAACAGCATTGTCGTAACCGCACTGTATCTTAACTGTTCCGCTAGGTGTTTTAGAGTTTTTTACAGAAAGAATTCCCTTACGTTTATTTGGGTATAGATTAAGGGAAGTTGGTTCTTGCCAAGCTTTAGGATATGGATAAATAATTGGATACGTGTCTGTCGTGTTATTAAAAGCATTTACAGTATCAATATTTTCTCCAGTTAAAGCAAAACTAATAGATGTACTTGTCCTTGCAGTAATTGTAACTGGCGTGGTTGTTTTATTAAATAATGGGAATGAACACCCACTAATATAAACTTTGTTTCCTACTTGATAATTATGTGGCTCAACAGTTAACGTTGCTACGTTACTTAATAATTGTAGTGCTTTAATGCGTCTTTCTGTTAAGGAAAACAGAGAGGCGCTACTGTCTGGTGTTGCCCAGTGGCCCACACCCTCTTCAAATGAAGAGTCGTTGTAATCAAGCATTATATTTTTACCAATACTAAATCCATCAATTGGCGGGTTTGGGCTTGAAGACGTGGTAGAAATTGCATAACCGCTATAAGATTTAATAAATTCCATCAAACCCGCTGCTGCGCCCTTTTCTTTATAGCTAATAGCAGAGTTTTGTAAAAGAACACGTTCTTGTTGATACCCAATTTCAGGCTCATGGGCTAAACCAAATTGTTGCATAAATGCTGGTAAAAGCATCCCACCAACTTTTTCAGTGTCATACCTATTTACAAGAAGGTTTGTGTAGGTGTGTATTAAACTTAATTGAAACCCAAAAAGTGATAAAAAGTTATATAAATCTTCGTTATAACTTCCAACAAATGGGTCGTTTAAACTATTAACTTTATAGACCTCAGGCAAATATTCATACATTAAATCTGTGTATCCATAGTCATATGCCGATAGTGCTGCTGTATTACCTACTCTTTGCCAACGTTTTGTAGCATTTTGAAATACAAATAAAGAATAGTAGTAAAACGTATTGTAAGCAATATTTTCTGTATCATCAAAGATAGTAGGGTCTGTTTCTTTAAAAGCGTAGTATGTATCATCGTTTCCAATATCTAACTCAACGCCATCCCATGGGTTTACAGGGTATCCATATGTATTCCTTGTTAATTTAATCTTAGACCAATTACCTGCTGGACTAGTCCACCTAACGTTAATGGAACCAAACGTTTTAGGTACAGCTTTAAAGTTTAAAGCTGTAAAGAAAGAAACATTAGGCGCACCATAGTACGCCAGCTCATAATAATTAGAACCATAACGTGACATTATTAAACAATACCTCCATTATATGAAATAGTAGAGGATTTTAACTCAGGTATTTCATTTGGTTCACAGATAATGTCTTTTACGTTTAATACAGTTACCGCACCACTAGATACCGCTGCGGAGTTTACGTTTGTAGCTACACTTGTATAGCTAATTGTATTTGAAGTAACCTCATTAACAACAAATGTTCCATCAAATTCGGTTCCTATGCTAGAAACAAAAATAGTCTGACCAACTGTTATATTATGTGTTGCTGTAGTGGTTAGTGTTGCTTTATTACTTAGTAACACTTTGTTATTAACAAAAAAACTTTGGTCTTGGTCGTCTCTAACTAATTTAAGTATTTTTACCGAAGCAACTCCGTAAATAGAAGTAATTGCATTAAATACATCATGGACATATATAGTGTCTTGAAAAGCAACGTTATCTAATGCAAATAAAGCAGAAACAGCTGAATCTGTTTGTAATGTTACATTGTATTGATTAAATTTAGGTAAAACAACTACTTGAGCAATTAAATTTACGCCTACGTATGAGGCTGGTTGGTAAGTTACAGTTGTATTTGCTGGTATTTTATCTTTTAAATAAGTTTTAATTGTTGGTATGCTGTTTGTAAATACTGTTGACGGTGTAGTTCCATTTTCCAAAACGCCTTTATCACCATAAGGAACAAAAAATACAGTTACGCTTGTATAAACATCAGCTACTGCAGATGCTTTAGACATTCCTGATGCTTTTACTAAAGCTGCGTAGTCTGATAGAGATACGGCCCTGTTTATTGTTCTTAAGCTAAGTGGGGCATTAATTCTAATAGAGTCTGTAGATTCTGAATCAGTGCCACCTCTTGCGGAACCGTCATCTTCTGGATTTCCATAAGATGTGTTTAGTACGCTTAGTCCAACTTGATTGTTTGTAAGAATTGTTTTAATGCTTCCCGCGGCTACGTTTCCAACAATACCTCCACCTACACGGTAAGTTGCATAAATAACGGAAGAATTTGTAGGTATACGTCCGCTGATTCCGTCACCAAACAACACATAAGAAGTGCCCTCCGCGTTGGTATAAACAGAGAACACAGCATCATATCCGTTATAGTCAATAAGGTAGGGTACTTGTGTGTATGATGTGTTACCAGAAGTGATAGTAATGCTATTGTTAATTACAGAGGTGCTTGATAGCTTGTAAACTTGGTTTAGTTGACCGCTACTTGTTCCAATAACTTCATTTGTTATTGTCGTTCCCTGTGTAGCCGCAACTTGGGCAGAGCCATTAACAGCACCAACTTTAGCTGGAATAGTAGCAACAGCATCTGTTTCAAAAATAATTTGAACGTTAGAGCCACTAGCTACAGAGCTGGTTGATACTTGTGTTTTTGCTGGAACCGTTATTGGTGAAGCGGTTGAGTTGTAGAATGTCAAAGTTACTTTTGCTCCAGTGTTTTCTACAGGCTTGTACCCTAACAATCTTGAAATTTGTAATACGCTGTCTCGTTGGCTAGCTGTACCAATAAAAGCTTCGTTTGCTGAACGGTCAACATAATAGTTTAGTAGGTCTCCCATGTAAGCAAACAACTCAAGCATAGTCATACCAAAATCTGACGGCTCTCGGTTTGTCCACTTAGGGGCGTAATCAGGAATAAGAGAAATCATGTCATCTCTGAGGCTCGTGTAATCACGAGATGTATAATCAACCTGTGGTATGTATTTATCGGCCATTTGGAGCCACCTCTCGAATAATATCTCCGCTCCTGCTTAGAACGGCTGTTTTAATACTTACGGTTTGCGTTTGGTTTTGAGACCTATAATTGTACTTTATCTGGACAATAAGATGGTCATCGTAAGGGTCTACGTACCCAGTAACATCTAAAAGAGTCAAGGATTGAAGCCATCGACTGAAGGCAACTGACACGCTTTGTCTAATAAGAGAGATTGCGTCATTAACATTTTCCCCAGATGTCTTAGGGGCATCACTACCAAAAGTAGGGCGCATAATGCGCTCTCCAATACTGGTCATAACAGCAATGATTACGCGGTCTTGCCAAATTTTAGCTGGGTCTTCTGTGTAAGCAATAGAACCGCTGCTATCAAAGTTAAATGGCAAAGATATAGCTCTACTCACGGCATTACTCCAATCCACACGGGAAAGTTAGGGTCTCCTGCTATAAACATAACCCAAACTATTTGTTCTACTTCTGGTACTTCAGTTGAACCAGGTGACATGCATGGGTACACCCAGTCCGTTACAGAGCTACCAAGCACTTGAGGTACTTGAACCCTAATCTTATACGATAAAGAGGGGTCTTGGTTATCTATGCAAATAGCCTGGTAAATTCCATAAAATCTTTTATCAAAACTCATAGTAAACCCAGCTTGCTGTACATTCGGTCAATAATAAATTGAGGTTTTTTCTTTTCATAAATTATAGAATCAAGGATTGGGGTGTCTGTTTGCCACATAGATGGAGAGTTAGACCTTCCATTAATGCTTGGCTTTGCTCTATTCTGCGGATTACCAAAACTTCCTGTATTAGAAACGCTATCGTACCTTACTTTTTTGTTTAAGATAGTTTTTGGTAAAACTTTGGTTTGTAACACGTTTGGGATAATAGTTCGTTTAGGTAAATATTCTGGAGATGTAACCGTTCTATTATCAATCCATTGACCCGAAGAGCCTAAAGAATCTGTTCCCACTACAAGAGTAGTTGTATACCTTTGTCGGTTCAACTCTTCTTCAACAATAGTATGGTGAGCTTCTAAAATAATCCAATACCCTGTGTAAGGGTCTCCGATTCCATCTAAATACACTGGCATATCTGGGTGAAGGTTAGGGTTTCCTAAAACCTCTACTACACCACGATACGGGAAGTAGTTTCTATTTTCAGCTGCTTCCGCTTCAAATGTTGCTATTTGAATGTCTGGAGCAACTACGTTTGTTTCAAAAATATCAAAAAACTCTGTTTGTTGTTTAACTCTAGTTTTTTTATTACGAATCTGTTGCGTAATAGAAACAGGTGTAGAATTAGTGATATCAATTCCATTTACAGCAATAGCCCCCTTTGTTGCATCCTCATAGGGCACAGACTCTCCAATAGTAGGGTTAAATGAATAAATAGTTGAGCCCTGTGGGTCTCCTGCTTGTCTAAGGGTAAATCTGTGGGCTTCTTCTCGTTTATTTGTATATTCATACATAACTGGTTCAAAGTAAAGTTCTGTATTTGTAGCACGCAGGGTGTAACCATTTTGTTTAGCAAGCCTAACCATAAGCTCCCAGTCCGTGTGCCCAGCCTGAGCTATTTGAGGATAAACTCTTTGAGTAGGTACGGTATAGCATGCAAAGTTGTACTTAAAAGCAATTTGTTTTACAACTTGGTCAGCGGTTGAGTTTAAATACACTTGCTGAGCTTGCTGTTTCATAGGAAAAGAAGCACCTATAATTGTAACTTCTGTAAAGTTTTTACCAGGGGTTCTGTCTAAGTTAATGTGGTGCACGTATCCATATATTTCTTTCTTTTCGTGCAGCCCGTTAACAATTAAACGTACAGGAGAGCCTGCTTTAACAACGTCATATTGAACACCCCAGTCTTTAAAATATAAACAAATAAGTTCATGCGCATAGCGTTTTTGATAAATATTTGCTTTATATACAACCTGTGGTTGAATAGTTGTTTCTGGAAAGTCTACAGATATATAATTAAACATTAGGTATCTTTAACACCGTTCCAGGGGTAATATTATTAATATTAGATATATTTGGATTATATTCTGGAATAATCCACCAATACTCTGGACGACTATAGTACTTAAAAGCAATTTCTTCTAATCGTTCGCCACTACGATATACGTGTTCCCAGTAGTTAGTTAATCCTAAATTAGAAAACTGATATAAAACGTATGGTTTTTCAGAACCATCACGTTTTGTTGTAAAGTAATCCACCGTAGAGTACTCATATCTAGAACCTTTATAAATAGACATATTAAACTCCTGACGTTAAACCAGAGCCAGAGAAGCACTGGATAGAAATTGATACTTCAGTTCTAATAGGTACCATGTTTTCTGTAAATGCTGTGTGGTTAATTCCCATATTAGATACCCAACCAACGTAAGAAAGATTATTTAAAGTAGGACCAAGCTGGATTCCTAAAAGGGTTGGCGCTAGGTACCCTATATTGGCTGTTTTTTTACCTAGCAAATTAGTCCATTGCAGTGAGCCGTTACCGCTACCATTAATTGCTTTAAATAGATACTCTAAGTCGGCCATAGTGCCTTGCGCCATCAAAGCGGTTATTTGTTCAGGCATGCTTTGGCTAGTGTCAGCTCCTGGATACAAAGAATTATAATATGCAACAAATTTGCTATATTCGCTAATACTTGATGCTGCACGAATGCATGCAAAATCATTTGTTCTATCTATAACAATGTTAAGAGATACTGTTTCTTGACCAGGAAAAACACCAGCTACTACGCGCAAAGTGTCTGCGCTAGACGGTGTGATGTCCATATTTCTTGAAACGTTTGTGTTGATAGATGTAGGGTTCCACAGAAACTGAAAACCCCAGTTAGTATCAATTAAATTCAAAGCCGTGCTAGATGTTCCTGTATTGGTAGTTTGTGATGTAGATGCGGATGTGCTACCAGTAATATTGTTTGCCCCAGCCCAGTACCATATACGACCACGACGTAACCCATGAAAAGAAGAATCTGAAGTTTGCCCTACTAAATCAGGGTCTACCGTCGCTGGTCTTAAAGGAAGACTCCAGTCATGTGGCGGCAAGTTAAACTTGTAACCAATGGGTTGAGTTGTTCCTATTTGATTTGCTGGTGATGTACTAGAAGAAGGGACTTTTAAAGCATCCGCCAAAGTAGCATCTGATACGGATACCACACCTACGGCAGTGTTTGCCGTAGCATTTAAAACTTCAGTTGTATTTGTAGTTAGTGAAGCTAATCTAGTTGTAGCGGTTGTGCTGGAGGAGGCTACATTCACAGAAGAGTTGGTAGATACTAAATCATTTGTATTAGAAAGGGTTACCATTATGACTCACTCACTTTCTTATTAGTTTCAATTTGAACAAGAACATTTTTAATTTCTGTAACTAAATCTTGCGTATTACCACTAGGCGCATTGATTGTAAAGTTATAGGTAGTGGCGCCAGATGTTAATTTGTCATTTGAAACTATTGTTCCATTACTATTTGGAATAAATAACTCTGGTCCTACCTCTCCAACAATGTAAGGAGAGTTTGCTGACACGGGACCGCCACTAGCCATACCAGGCAACACACCCAACAAAGAGCTAAGGTTAAAGGCTTTAAATACCCCCTCTAATGCTGTAACTATTGCAGATGACGGGGTAGATATAAAATCAAGTGTTCCTTTTATAGCAGGCAATATATTTGCAGCGCCTGTTGCTAATAGAGCAGACGCTGGGTTTCCTCCAAAAGCAGTTAAAAGTGTATCTCCAAATGATTTTGCAAAACTAAGGGCTGTTGCAACCCCTACGTTTTCATAATATTTAGTAATTTGTGTGTTTGCCCCCATAAAACCTGCAGCAGACTCTCCTTGAGCTCCAACTAAAAACCCTTGACCAGCGGCAGCGGTTGAGGAGTAGGAAAGCATTGCTGATGTAGTTCCTCCAAGCTCTGTTACACCACCTTTAATAGCACCAGCTCCGAGACTTCCTCCTTGAGCTTTGTAGATAAGACCATTTGCTACTAATTGTTTAAGCATAGGGTCATTTCCAAAGTACATATTAAGCATTGAGTCTAAAGAGTTACCTGGTTGTAAAGCTATTTGTACCTCATTTAGTGAAGGGGTTTTACCACCACCATATGCTTGTGAATAATCTCTAGAAATCTTTTTCCACACCTGGTCAATAACCTCATCGGGTCCTTTAAGCTGTCCTGTGATTGGGTCACGTAATTGAATACCAATGCCTCGTAACATATTTACGTTAGAAGCTTGTTGCATAGACCCAGTAGCACGAATAGCGCCTTCAACACCAATACCAGGCATTAAATTAGATACGTTTGCCGCACTTTTTAAAAGTGAGTTTACGCTAGAACCTAATCCATAGCTTTGAGCGGCAATTTGCGCTCTCATAACATCCATCTGTGGATTGTCACCACTTAGCATGGCCGCCTGAGCTACAGATTGTTGCGAGGCCTGTATATTACCAATTCCCGATTTACCACCACCTGTATAAAAAGAAGCCCTTTGCTGTAATAGTTGTGATTCAAGAATATCTGAGGTAGATGGTGTTAAATTAGAAGCTGTGTTATATATTGCGTAACCAGCACCAATAGCCGTTCCGACTAAAGGAATATTAGAAAGACCTAGGTACGAGCCAGAACCAGCTCCTCCAGCTCCGCTAGTACCACCAGAGCCTGTATTAAAGTTATTTCTACCCCCAGAGCCGCCACCAGAACCTCCACCAAGGTTTCCGCCATATCCCGATACTCCAACTGAACCACGTTCTGGTTGATATAGGGTAGCAGCGCCTGTTTGAGAAGCATAAATACTTAAATTAGTAGCACCCCTAGCTACAAGTGAACTAGAAGGACCAGAAGGACCAGAGGCTACTAGACCGCTACCCGTTTGAGTAAGGGAACTAACTGGAGGTGCATTGAATACTGGGTTAGGTGCGACCAACATGTTAGATGCGCCCGCATTTTGGCCCCCAACAGAAGAAGTTTTAGATATACCAGAAGTTATTCTTTGAAAAGCGTTATCGGTAGTTTGACCCAATAAAGAAATGACTGATTTGAGCTCACTTATAATACTGCTACTACGTGACCCCATGTTCATTGATTCTCTACTTGCCACTGGCTACCTCCTTGCTTTACGTTGACTTCGTTCAATCCAATTACTTCGTTCCCTAACCGATAGTCCTTTGATATCAGCTAATGTCCACCCAGTAAATATTCTTGTTAAAACCTCATACTGGTCTAAAAGGTTTTCGTAAGCTCCGTCTTCATAGGCGAAACAAATCGAGAAGGCTAAGTGGAAGAGAAATATCTTCTCCACATGCCCTGCAAACCTTCTTCACCTCCCCAAGGCGTGGTCCTGGGTTACGAGAAATAATTTCCTCTACAATTTCTGTTCGGTCAGCCATTCCAAGAGATAATGCTGTTTGAGCACCTATTGATGGGGCATTGTTTACAGATAAAATACAACCAGCTAGAAGCATTGTATTAATTTCAGAAGAAGTTTTATCTAAGTTGTCCATGAGTTTTTTCTGAGTAATACCGTTAGGCAAAGATAATTTAATTACACCTTGCTTTGTGTTTACTTCCCAAACTCGGTCAGAGATTGGGTCATTAAGAACTTTTACTGGAACATCTGTCTCAAGGTCAACATCTGTTGATTGTTCTTCAGAACAAAATGAACAACGAACTTTAAGTGGTACGGTTTTTCCAAAAGTAACTTTACGGATACCTAAAAGGATTGCGTCACGGTCTCCCGCTAAAAGCGCGTCTAAGTCATCCTTAGTTACGTCTTTGTCTCCAATTTTTATTAAACCCCTTTGTAACAAGATGTTAAGAGATTTAGATGTTGAGCCTGCTTTAGAGATAGCCTCCTCGTCAGCCCCATTTAATTCTTTAACTTCAGCAGTTTTAACTAGCTCACCGTTTGGCATTATGTAACCAGCTGGTAACTGAACTGTTGACTCAGAAGGTGCCCGAGTGATTATAGTCTTCTCGGGCTCCTCCATCGCCTTTTGTGCGTACTGTGATACAAGTTCTGCATCTGTAATAATCTGTGTCACGACTTTTGCTCCTTTAGTTTAATTAACGTAGTACGGTACGGCCTACTGCGCCGTAGTTGTTATCAGTAAAGAATACGGATAGCCCTTCATGAACAATGTTCAAAGATTCAAAAAGAATTGCCCCATCATTTGCGTTTAGGTCCGTATAGCTAAGTTGTGTAATCCAAGCGTTACGTACATCAAATCCTATACGTGGAATCATATTTGTTCCAGCGTTTGGGTGGTCCATAACCCATAGTTTGATGTTGCAACGGTAGCCCTTAGCGTTGGATGCACCAGCAGAGATACCATCACCAGATACCGCTGCAAATAGTCCACGCATCCATGTCATAGCTTGGTCATTTCCATATAGAACACCGCGTTGCATTGTGATAGGTGTGAACGTTGTCATACCTGGGATTTGGTGCACAGTGGTGTTGTAGCCTCCCTCACGGTATTGAATCGCTTGAGTAGTAATGTTTAATCCGCTAATGGATGTAAAACCACCAATAAATCCTGTAGAGAGGCTGTTAAGGCTAGCTTTAGTGCTAGCAGTTGATGTTATTTTTGAGCTAAATACGGACTCGCCGTTTAAAGCTGGGTCGCTAAACTCTGCGATGAACCGAAACGAACGTAGCGGGTCAGTTGCGAGGGTAGAGAAACGATTGATTACGCTATCTGTTGTTGTTGGCATTTTTCTTTATGTCTCCTTACGCCACAGTAACGGTGGTTCCACCGTCAAACTGACCAATTTTGATTACAATAAATTCAGCAGGACGTTGTAGTGCAACACCAATTTCAATGTGGACTTCTCCATTATCAATAGTTGCTGGTGTATTAATCGTGTCATCTACCTTAACAAAGAATGCTTGTTGAGGAATATTTCCACGAAGCCCGCCCTGTGCCCAGAAATTAGTCAAGAAACTAGACACAGTTGAATTAATACGGCGCCATAGTGCCGCATCGTTTGGCTCAAAGACCGCAAATTGAGTTAGGTCAGAGAGTGCTTTTTGTAAGTAAATAAGTGTGCGACGTGTAGGAACATACTTATCTACATAAGCTGGGTTTAGTGTACGTGAACCCATAACTACAATTCCAGAACCTGGAACAAATTTGATTGCGTTAACAGCAGCAGATGCGCTATTAAGATTATCTAATTCAGCGTTAGTTAGTGTAGTTACTGACACAGCGTTTGCAATTCTAGCTTGCAATCCAGCAGGAGCTTTGAAAACTCCGCGGAAGTTATCTGTTGAAACAAATAAACCAGCTACAGCTCCACCAGGTCCTACAAGCAAAGTAGTTCCTGTTGCAGCACCAACGCCTTTTGTAGGGTCTGAAATTAAAATGCGTGGATAATAAACAGCAGCATACCCAGTTGTTGTATAGCTAGCTGCAAGCGTTAACTGATTAGCAACGGTATCGTCTTTACCGTCTACAATTACAAATACATCTTTACGTGACGCGGCGTATGAGATTGCCGCGTTTACTGTTGTTGCGTCTGTAAATCCAGCTACGTTTAGAAGCAATGATGAATTAATTACATCAAATGAACTAAAATCTGTAACAGATGTAACAGCAGCTCCATTAGCGCCACTAGTTAAAGAACCTGAAGCAACAGCCACTACTGCTGGGTTTCTAGTAGCACCTGTCGATGCTGATGCGGCATCAGTTGCAATTAGGTAGCGTGAGCCAGCATTAATAACCGAAGGTGCGTATCGAGCATCAGTTGAGGTCATGCACAAGTCTGTAAACTTTTCAACAATGTATGGGGCTGTAATTCCACCAAAGTACACCGTTAAATCAAAGTAACCAGTTTTAGCTGAATTAGTAATTTCAAAAGAAATTCCATAATATGCTCCGCTGTTTACTGACCATGTGCCAGGGTTAATAGCGGTAAGGGTTAATGTGTCATCTGGTGAAACAGCACGGTCTTGAAGAGTACGTGCGGCCGAAGCTGCTCCAGTACCAACTACGCGCTTAACGTAAGTTTGGCTTCCACCATTTGCAAAAAACATATATACCGCAAGCGCTAAATTGTTGCTTGCTGTTGTGTTCCAAGACCCATACTTATTTACATAGTCGCTCCATGAAGTAACTAGAGTTGGGGCAAGGGGTCCACGGTCATTAGGTCCAACAAAAGCTCCAACTGTATTTGAGTTGAGTCCTGTTGTTGGTTGAGTAGGGTTTAACGTTTCTTCTACGTATACCCCAGGGCGGTCATATGCCATTAGATAGTCTCCTTAGTTTTAATCATTAGTTCCATGTTTTAACTCTAGTAGTTTCCAGTTAGGGTGTACGAAATGGTGTCAATATTTACTGTTTGAACAGAAGGAATTAGTTCCGCAGCAACAGCTGGAGACATTTCGCTTACTATTCTAACGGTAAGTGTGTTGCGCAAAAGACGTCGGTTACCCGTCTCGCCTTCAGTAGCATCACGTTTTACAAATCCATCAAGGAACATAGAACGATACGCAGTCTCTGTCCCTAATTGGTTAGGTACTGCTAGCTTTCCATATTTTGACGGAAACTTATTTAATAACTGATACATTATTGAGCGGTCATGCCGCGGGTGGCGAGAATAAGATGTAATTTGATAAACGAGGTCGTACGCTACTGGAACCGTATATCCGTAATAAGAATCTGGTTCTGCGGCAATTGTCCCTTGAAAATCATTGTCATATTGAATGCCTGATGTTTGGCGATTATTAGCTGGAATAATATCAATTAAATCAATTGTAATAAATGGAAAAGCCTGGTCTCTAGCCTCTACGTCAGGGTAGCCAAACCATACTTTTACGGTCCGTGGGCTTTCTACGTTATCACTAACTGTAATACCTTGACAAAGAGTTTTAAGAGATAGGTCCTCCGCAATAATAAATTGGTTTCCCATTAAATTACCCCCTCCGCATCTAATATTAAGTCAAGAGTGCGGGATACCAATACATCCCCTATGTAAGCCTCACTATTATAAACAAATGGGCGAATTACAGGATTAGGCAAACCATACGGTTTGCCGTACTCAAGGTCATCAATTTCTGAGGAGAGCTCGTCTGGATACTTTACTAAAAGGCTGCTTCCATCAAATGTAACTATTAAAGACCCAACAATGCGCTCAGGCCATCCAGCAGCTCTTGCATGCTCTTGTAAATTATCTTGTAATATAGGTTGAAGGACCTGGGCTGCATCAGATGCAGCAAACTGTAGGTTACGGTCTTGTGAGTACATTACGTATCGCTTTATATAGGAGATATGCGGCCCCAAGTTCGTACACTGTGCGCACGTTTGTTTGGTCGCTAGGGAAGTGTTTGGTCATTCCCTTTATAAGCCCCACCTCATCGGTAGGCTTAAGCACTTTGTCAGACATGACAAACTCCTAAATAAGCAATGTGAAGCGCAAGTGTACTACATTGTTCCCCGCATGAGAACTACTATAAGAGTAAAGCAAAAGAGCCCCTTTCGGGGCTCAAATGCTTACTTCTTTTTGTCATCCTTATTGGACTTTTTAATCTTTTTAATAATCTTGGCATCAATCTTCTTATCTTCAGCCATTGTCTTAGGCTTTTTTTTAGCTCCGTGAGCTTTGTCAGCCTTTTCAAACTTAGCCTTTTCGTCCTTGTCAAAGCCCGCCTTCTTAAGCATTTTGGCGTCCTTCTTCTTGTCCTTGGCTTCTGTATATTTACCTGAACTAAATCCCATAGCGGCCATTACATTCCCTTCTTTCTTACCATAGAAGACTTGTTAGACTTTGCAGGAGCAGCTTTCTTGGCAGCAAACTTCTTGTTCGCTGCTTGTAGTGTTTTCATCCCGTGCTTGTCTTTTGGCTTCATACAGCCGCAGGTCGCGCACATTACTTTTTCTTCTTACGTAGGGCAGCGAAGTCAGAACCTTCTAGCTTTCCGTCTTTGTCTACATCAAGCTTCTTCTGCTTTGGGGACATTTTCTTTGGAGCCGCTTTCTTTGCAGTCTTCTTGCAAGCACCCTTACAGCCTGGCTTTGAACAACCACATCCACATGATTTGCACATACTATTTTCCTACTTTCTTTTGGGTAGTTTTCTTTACTTTCTTTGGAAGCTTCTTCCCTTTTGGGGTTTTATCTTCCCATTCCTTAGCCATTTCTGGATGCTGAGCATACATAAATTTTCGTTGAGATTGTGACTTGAATGGCATAATTATAACGGATTATCTGAAAAGTCATAGAACTGAGGGTCATTAACCATTTCTTCTGGCATGACTTGTTGACACTCAACCACAAGTAAGGTAAATCCTTCACTAATAATACCGCGCTGTTGGACGTTGAATGGTCGATAGACTTGGTTTTTCCAAACAACACGGCTACGGTTTTGGTCATCTGGATTTGTCATAACCCCTGGGGCAATAGATTCAATATCTTTAGAGTTAATAGTAAGGTGCAAAGTATCGGCGTTATAAAAACCAGCTTGTGAAATCTTTGTACTGCCTTGGCTAATAACAGCTTTAATAAGTGGAATTTTAAATGGTCCGTGCCACACTTTTCCGTCCGTGGCGAGCTCAGCTACGTTATTTCCAACATCGTAGATTGGGTCAAGTGCTGAGTTAACCTCATCGTAGATATACCAAAGCGCGCTTGTACCAACTGGGTTTTTAAGGTCCATGTCAATCCCTGTGAATATAGACTGCGCCTCAAAATCACTAGTAAATCGGCCACCAGGGCTGCAGGCTCTGCTCATGTATACTAGTGTAAAGTTAAATCCTGAGAAAAACACTCCTTATTACGAGAAGCAAGGGCTGGGTTTACCCATACCTGGTCTTCCATTTTGTTTCCCCATTCGTGAGAGGTATCTACCAACACAAACCCATTGCCGTTCATAAACTCAACAATCTTATCTGTTGGCATGTGGTCGGGGTGAAGTGACTCCCTCTCAGTCTCTATATGAAAGAGCTTTACATCTTTAAGGCGCTCCCCAAAGCTGTGTAGTACTTGCCAGCTATGCCCCTCTGTATCAATCTTAATTACATCAATAATGCCTTCAATGTCTTTAAGCAGTGTATCCATACGAGTTGAGGGGACCTTTATTGCCTCAACCTTTCCTTCATAAAAAGAAGCAGGTGGGTCAATAGACGTGTCTTTGCTCATAATAGAAGATGTACCCAATACCTCAATATTATCTGTTTTAACTTGGTTAAATAAAACCTCACCGTCGGTATCAGACACTGCTGTGTGCCTAATGTCCATCCACGGGTATCGCCCTTTAACAATGTTAATACATACTGGGCTTGCATCAATAGCTACTACTTTTTGCCCGTATAGCTCTTTGTAAAGGTAGTTGGCGTCATCACCGTCACGAGTACCTACATCAATAATATTTGTAGCCTTAGTGCCAAAGTACTTACGGTAATTAGATACAACAGTTTCTAGTGGGTTTACATAACTAGGTGTATCGTCAACTGTGTTTAAGTTGTTATGAATAGCTGAACGGTACACCTGATTTATATCTTCTTTTAATAGTTCTTTGAATATATTAATCGCTTCATCTTTTCGCCCTACCCACCAACCACTTACGGCTTTTTCAAATCGCAACCCATATTCACCTGGATAATCAACCCACACTGGTAAGGGACCAGACTTAAGTTTTCCAAAAGACAATCCTACTTCAGCGGCTGTGTAGGATTCTTGCCACTTTTGATTACGCTCGTACCAACGAGCTAAAAGAAACCAAGCCTCTGGTCTAGAAGGGATGTAAGCAATAGCTTTTAAGTAAAGATTAACTACAGTATTCTCTCTATTTTTTTGGCTACTAAAACAGTGCGCAGATTTTAAAAGAGATGCGTACACATGCTCAGGGTGTGAGTAGTACCCATACTCTGCTGTACGAAGGTAGAAAGACACAGCAGATGCGGTCTGCCCAATATTTTCGTACTCAATAGCAATTTGTAAGCTAAGAGTGGGGTTAAACGGGTCGTTAGATAATGAAACTATTAGGCTGTTTATACGGTTATACATTGATAGCCTCCGCAATTAAAGTATCTACTAGGTCTCCAGGAACCTCTAAAACAAATGCTGCGTTATCTTGGAACCCAAAGCTAATAAGTAGTTTGCCGTCATACTCAGCGGCGCCCGCGCAAAACTCAATCTGACCATCTAGGAAAGACCAAGACTCCTTAGATAAACCTATAAGTTCAAAGTCTTCATTCCATACACATAAACGATGGCGGTATGTACCGTTTTTTTGCTTAAGGTAGTTCTTAAACAAAACTACCTCATGAGTAATAGCAATGTAGTACTCGCCCCATTTAATTACTTGAGAGCCTCCGCGTTGGTCAGCGTTAGCCCACTTACCTTCTTTAACAGAGACCTGTTTGCATTTAGGCTCATTAGGGTCAGCCTCTACAACCTCTGTGGGGACGGTCCACTTAATGTATTGGAACTTCCTATTTAAGATAGGCATCCAATTCTTCTCACAGTAGGAGTTTTCATCAATAGGCGCTGGTACTCGGACTCTAGATACTTCTTTAGCTGTCCACTTGTCTTTGTCTATTTCAAGCTTAGACAGCTCCATGCGACCCTGCCCATTAGTCGTAGTATCTCGGCGCACACCAGTGCCATAGTACTCACCGTCCCACTTAACTAAGCGCGCATCCTCTAGCCCAACAAAAGTCCAAATAGGTTTAACATCTAAGGTAGAGGTATCAATAGAGCAGTAGTTAATAATGTTTAGGTCTTTGTCAAGGCGAAGAAGATAGTTGTCTGTTACTAGGCGCTGGTCCTCTTCTGGGTGCAGGTATGACAAGGGGCCCCAGATGCTAGGAAATCTTTGATTATTTTCCGCATGGTATAGAGTGTAGTTAATGTGGCGTAGGATACAAAGAATATCCCCATCTTCATCTATAAAGATGGATGGGTTCATTAGACCAGTACCGCCAGTTATAGTAGAAGGGATTATAAGTGGTCTTAATTTGCCACCCGCTATTACCGATTTTTGCACCAAATTCATACCCGAAAGTGTACACCAGAATGCATAAAATGTTGGCATTTTACTATTAGTTTGATACAGTACCTCTTATGGAAAATAACAAAGTACCTCATTTTAATGTAGTTTTTGCAACCCCTGGTAGCTCGATGCTCCCAGGTTATGTACGAAGTCTTTTGCTAAGCACATACTATTTAACACAACGGGGCATGACTTGGAACTTTTTAACAGAATACTCTTCACTTGTAGCACATGCGCGTGAAAAAACTATAGGTGGCACGGGCTATCAAGATAAAAGCAATCGTAAGCCTGGTCATGGTCAATTTACTTATGATGTAATTGTGTGGATTGATTCTGACATTGCTTGGCTTCCAGAAGATTTATTCCGCCTTATTGAACATGAAGAAGATGTAGTTTCTGGTTGCTATATGATGGAAAACGGAGAAGTGACTGTTTATCCAGAGGCTCTTAAGAGCGGCATGCGGGCTGAAGAGATTATGAAATTAAAAAAACCTTTTGAAGTACGTGGTGTTGGGTTTGGGTTCTTAGCAGTTAAATCAGGTATTTTTGAAAAGTTAGAACGACCTTGGTTCTCTCAAGTTGAAGTTGAAGTTAAAAATGAAGAAACTGGTGAGGTTGAGTACAAATTCCCACTCATGGGAGAGGACCTGTCTTGGTGCGAAAAAGTTCACCGTACTGGAACTAAAATTTGGGTAGACCCACTTATTCGCGTTACACATCATAAACAAATTAAATTAGAGTGGCCTCGTTAATGCCAGATTCTAACCCAGAAACAAAACCATGGATTGCTGAGCATATTTCTAAAATTAAACCAAAAACTGTTTTAGATGTCGGGGCAGGTAGGGGTTTATATTTAAATTTATTGTACGATGTTCTTGGTAAAGAAAACGTTCACGTAACCGCGGTTGAGGTATGGGAAGACTACATACAATTTTTCATGCTTAAAATGCGGTATGACGTTCTTATTAAAGAAGATGTACGAAAAATGAATGATTTTAAATATGATTTAGTTATACTTGGGGATGTGCTCGAGCATATGTCTAAAGAAGATGCTATAGAGCTTTGGAATAAGATAAGCAAACAAGCTAAATACGCCATAATAGCTATTCCAATCATTTACCACCCGCAGGAAGCAGTTAACGGCAACCCATACGAGGTACATGTAAAAGAAGACTGGACTACCCAAGAGGTACTTGACAGTTTTTCTGGTATTGTTGACCACGCTGAGTTCTCAGTATGTGGTGCATTTATAGCTAAATTTTAAGGAGATATATGGAAATCTACGAGCGACCAGGTTGGGGACACCCATCACCAGTTATAAATCCAAGTCAACCAATTATTGAAGAGGCTATTGAAACCGCGCCCGAAGAAGAACCGACTGACGAAAACCCAAAGGAGTAAAAATGACAGAACGTCTTATGCCTAAAGGTGGCTCTGACATAATGTTAGATGGCTTAAAGCGCCACGTTAATTTAGACGGAATCAACATTATTCAATCAGTATGTAGGGAAAACCTTATTGATTTAGATAAAAAAAACATATTGTGGCAGCACCTTCCTGCAGACCAACTATATGTTCAAGGCATAAGAGATAAATATTTTCAGCGACAACTAGATGCAACAGTTATGGTATCTAATTGGCAACATGAGCGCTATCGCCTTATGCATCAAATACCCTTAAATAATGTATTTGTTATAAAAAATGCAATTGAGCCTATAGAGTTTATTCCACGTTCAAATGATAAAGTAAAGGTTATTTACGCATCTGCCCCTTATAGAGGATTAGATGTTATGTTAGCCGCTTTTGAATACTTAAATAGAGATGATGTAGAACTAGACGTTTACTCCTCTACTATTATCTATGGTTCTGATTATGTAGAGTATGAAGGTGATAAGTATGAGCCTTTATTTCAAAAAGCCCGAGAATTAAAGAACGTTAGCTATAAAGGCTATGCTCCTCACGATAATCTTATTAAAGCACTACAAAACGCAGATATCCTTGCTTATCCCTGCACTTTTGAAGAGACATCTTGTCTAACCGCTATTGAGGGTTTAGCCGCAGGTTGTCAAGTAATAACTACAAATATTGGCGCGCTACCAGAGACGGGTTCAGAGTTCTCTACACTTGTTCCTATTCAGTCTACTTACGCCGATATAGTTATGTCTTTTGCAGCATCACTTAACACTTTAATTGATAACGCTAAAAATTTTGATGGCAGGTACCAATCAGAGTTTTACAACAAGATGTATGGTTGGGAAAAACGCACTAAAGAATGGAATGATTTGCTTAATAGGATTTAATATATGCAGTATACCCCGCAATTGAAGGTACTGCAAAGAATGCACGAGAGCTTAATCCCGTTGAGGTGCGAATAGTTCCAACATTAGTGCCTGCAACAAATAAGTTTCCAAAAGCAAGTGCAGTTATAGAAGCGGTTGAGGGGTTATAAATATTAACATCCCAAGTGACCGCATCTGTTGATGTTCTTAAGGCTCCATTATTACTACCAGCTACCCAAAGATTATTACCATATGCTATTGATAAAATAGTAGTAGTGAATGTAGATGTTTGAGTAGTCCAAGTTATAGTATCAGTAGAGGTTCTTATAGCACTACCAGCAACAGCAACAAAAAGATTATTTCCATATGCTATTGATGCAATAGTAGTAGTAAAATTAGAAGTCTGAGTATCCCAAGTGATTGCATCAGTTGAAGTTCTTAAAGCTCCACCATTACCACCAGCAACAAAAAGATTATTGCCGTATGCTACTGTGTTAATAGCAGAAGCACCAAAGTTAGAAGTTTGAGTAATCCAAGTTACCGCATCTGTGCTTGTTCTTAAAGTTCCAGCAAAACCACCAGCTACCCAAAGATTATTTCCGTATGCTATTGATAAAATAGAAGTAGTAAATGTAGAAGTTTGAGTATTCCACGTAACACCATCTGTACTTGTTCTTAACTGACCACCATTGCCACCAGCAACAAAAAGATTATTTCCGTATGCTATTGAGTAAATTTGAGTAGTAAATGTAGAAGGTTGAGTTGCCCAAGTAATACCGTCGGTAGAGGTTTTTATTTGTGTACTAGAACCCGCATTAGCGCCAGCTACCCAGATACCATTGCCGTAGGCTACAGTAGTAAGTGCTAAAGTAAATTGCGTAGGTTGAGAGGCCCAAGTAGCTACTATGGGATTTTTTGTTTTTTTAGACAACACGCTATTTAAATCCATATTAAATGTAGTATTTGCGTTTACCCACTCAGGCCCAGGTCGCCCTAAAGTAGATTTTACATATATAGTATCGCCTACGCGATAAACACCAGATGGGTTTGGAGAGCCTTTAAATAATCCATTATTCACGCATCCACCCCCAAACGCTATTTCCTAAATTAATAGTAGGAAGTACAAAAGAATAAGTTTTTAAAACTCCATTATTACCACCAGCAACAAAAAGATTATTGCCAAATGCTATTGAGTTAATAGAAGTAGTAAATGTAGAGGTTTGAGTATTCCACGTAATAGCGTCAGTACTTGTTCTTAAAGCTCCACCAAAACCACCAGCAACAAAAAGATTATTACCGTATGCTATTGTGTTAATAATAGAAGTACCAAAGTTAGAAGTTTGAGTAGTCCAAGTAATAGCATCAGTTGATGTTCTTATAGCACCACCACTACCACCAGCTACCCAAAGATTATTACCATATGCTATTCCGTTAATATCTTCTGAAGTACCAAAATTAGAAGTTTGAGTAGTCCAAGTTATTGCATCTGTGCTTGTTCTTAAAGTTCCAGCAAAACCACCAGCAACAAAAAGATTATTTCCGTATGCTATTGATAAAATAGCAGTAGTAAATGTAGAAGTTTGAGTATTCCACGTAAC